TCTTGGGGATCAAGACGCCGCGTAAACCGCAACAACCCATACCCGAAGCACCAGCGTAAAGGAGAATCTATGGTCAGTGTCCTCGTCAAGAAATCCCAGCCCCTCAAGACGCCGCATGCCCTGGCGCCCCGGCGCGCCGGCGGCTTCGACTACCCCACCACACTGGTCGGGACCTCGAAATGGACGGGCTCGGACGGCAAGCCGGTCAATGTCTACTATGACCCCGCGACCGGTCAGTCGGGTCAGTCCGTGGCGCAGTTTATCCTCACCCAGATCGACGCCCTGTTCTCCTATTGCGACATGGTGTTCGGCGTGCGCGGTCAGGGGGGCAACGTCATCGTGGCGCCCGACTTCGGGGGCGCCTATCACTACGGCTGCGACTTCGCCGGCGGAGGGGACTGGTACGAAAGCCTCTCCGGGAACGGCACCACCTTGGGCCTGGTGATGGCGGAAGTCGTCGAGTCCTACATGGGGCTGCAAGGCAAGGGCTGGAACTGCGGCGGCTCGGGCGGCGAAGGACTGTCGCGGTTTCTGGCTGAAGTGGCCACGGGCGGCGCGGACGGCTCGATGGTCGGTTACGCGGCCGGTCCCTCCTGGGATGGGGCGGACTGGATATCGAAGGACCAGGGGAGCGATCAGGACTATCCCTCGACGGGGTGCGCTCTCCTCTATTGCTGGTGGATGACCAGGCTCGGCTTCTCGGTGGCGCAGATAGTGCAGGCGGGCGAGCCAGACGGGACCCTGGCCACGAACTACCAGGCACTCACCGGCAAGCCGGCCAGCCAGGCTTTCGCGGACTTCTCGAACGCGGTTCACGCCGTCGGCGGCCCCGGCAACTTTCAAAATGACAACCCTTTTGGAGCGGCCAATCCCCCCTACCCTTTGGGCGGCTCGGGGAGTGGTTCAGGGAGCGGGAGCGGATCGGGCAGCAGCGGCTCCGGGTCTGGCTCCGGTTCGGGGAGCGGCACGGGCTCGGGTAGCGGCTCAGGAAGTGGTTCGGGTTCCGGCAGCGGTTCCGGAAGTGGCAGCCAGACGACGTTCCCGATATCTTTCCCGGTGGGTCAGATGCAGAAGACCGACCTTAAGGACTGGATTGCCAAGGGGGTCACCGGCTCGGGGCCGATGCCGGACGGGTCTGTCCTCACCATCGCGATCCCCGACACTTTCGCCCACGTCCACCCTTTCACCGGCACCGGCATTGTCGATGCCTTCCAGGTCCAGTGTTCTATCCAAGGAGCTTCGATGTCCTCCGCGCACCAACAGGTTACCATCACCCTCAACTGGCAGGCATTGTTCGCCTGGGCGTTCGCCTACGGGCTGCCGCTCTTCTTCGCGATCCTCTCGAAGACGGCGACCGCTGCCCAGCTCCAGGCCGCCATCTCGGCCTTGATCGCCATCCTGAACCCGACTCCTCCCGCACCCTGAAGGCCAGCCATGACCCAAGACGAAAAGCTCGATCACCTCTTGCATCACGCCCGCGCCCACGCGGAGATGCTGGAGGCCATTGCCCTGGCCTGCGGCCTGGGCAAAGACAATCGCAAGCTGGCGGAAGCGACCCGAAAGTTAAAAGAGCATACGGCAGCGTTAGAGGCAGCGCTGGCGGCGCAAAAACCGTAGCCTCAATTCAAAAGGAGATTCTTTCATGCCCAACCCAATTGTGGACGCCACGATTGCCCAGATCACCACGACCGACAACGTGATCGACTCGGCCGTCACCCTCGTAAACGGCATCGCCAAGTTGATCGCCGACGCGGTCGCCGCCGCGGTCGCCAACGGCGCCACGGCCGCGGAGTTACAGCCCCTGTCCGACCTGGTGACGACGCTCAATACCAAGAGCGCGGCCCTGGCGGCGGCGGTGGCGGCCAATACGCCGGCGCCGGCCCCGACCCCGGCGCAGGCCAAAGCGATCAAGGCTTCCCAGAGTGCTTAAGCCATGGACGAAGAACAAATCTTTGACGAGGCCTGCGCCGGCTGCTTGAAGAACTGCTTTGACATCTTGGCGCAGGCCATTGTCACGGAAGACTCGTCGGCGCCGATGGAGCGGTTCAGGAAGTGCTGTGATTTGTGCCGGGGGGCCCGCGCCCTTGTGCACATGGCCAAACTGCCGCCTCTGGGATCAACCTGATTGGGGGCGCCGCCGGGTGGCCCTTGCGTCGTTTACCCGTTCGCGGTTTCCCAGAGGCGTTTACCCCCTGTGACTTTCTTCAGGGAATACTGGAATTTCGAGACCGAGTCAAGACAGGAGCCCTCCATGGCCAACGAGATCACCTTCACCGCCTCACTCACCTTCAACAAACCCGCGGTGATGTCTTCGGCCATCGCCCGCTCGGTGACCGCGCTCTTGCGCAACGTCACCGGCAATTTCTACATCCAGGACACAATGTCGGTCACGACGGCGGCGCTGGCGATCCCGCAAGGAAGCGTGGTCACTCCGCACTGGGCGTTCTTCCAGAACCTCGACCCCACCAACTACTTGACGCTGTTCAACGGCGCTTCGGGCGCCGTCTTTCTTAGGCTCCTGGCGGGCGACTGCGCCTTCTGTCCCTTGGACCCAACCGTAGTACCATGGGCGCAAGCGAATACAGCCGCATGTCAACTTGAATATATGATTGTCTCTTCTTAGCACGTGCCCTTGCGTCGCCTGTGTTGGGCTTGCTCTTTCATCGTCGCCCAGCGTACATTTCCAGGTTTGTGAGAACCGGGGCCGTGCTTGGGCACGTCTCCGGTTCGCCCATTATAAACCGCCTCGTGAAAAATCTCCTTGATTCTGGAACGGGGCGCCGATAGGATGCCGCGTATAGCACAGAGGCTGACCAGGCGGAAAAACACGGAAGCAGTTGGCGGAGAAAGCAACACCTCAAGACGATCCCTTCGATATCGGTGATACCGGTCATCAGGTAGAAGGCGACGTACCCCCCCAGAAGAAGCCGGAGCCCAAGCCCACCAACGTCATCGACGTCAGGCCAAGGAATCCCGACGGCACCTTCGCTCCAGTCACGCCCCCCGCCGAACCAGCCCCACCTACTTCCAGGCATCCCGCCTACCTTATCGAGCAAGCCAAGTCTTTCGGCTACACCGAAGAAGAAATCGAAGACACCCCGACCCACATCCTCGGCAAGACGATGCACCGCCTGAACCAGCAGGCGCTGCGCTTCCGCGACGAACAGTTGCGCGCCCGCCAGGTCTCCGAAGGCCAGGTCAGGGCCCCCCAGCCCGCTCCCGCAATCGAAGAAGATATCGAGCTCGACTGGGGGACCGATGAAGAGGGGAGGCCCCTGGCCGAGAAGGACTTTCATCCCGGCGTCGTCAAGGCGCTCAAGTCACTGGCCAAGAAGCAGCGCGACGAGACCAAGGGACTCAGGGAAGAGCTGTCGAAGCGCGACGAGCGCGAGCAGCAGCGCGAGAACAACCGCGCCGCCGCGGTCTTTGATGCCGCTTTCGCCTCTCTGGGGGCGGAGTACGAGATAGCGGTCGGCAAGGGACCGGGCCGGGAGATGGGGCAGGCGCAGCAAGACGAGTACGACAACAGGATCGCAATTCTCACCAAGGCCCAGGCCGATCCCAGGGTGCACACCGTGGCCCAGGTCAAGGCCAAGGTCAAGGCGGCCGCCGAAAAGATGTTCGGCAAGTTCCTGGGCAAGCACCCGGCGCCTTACGCCGAAGTCGGCAAGACGCCCAAGCAGCCAGCACCTCCCACCAATGGCGTGCCCAAGCCCAGGATCACTCCCGAGGAATGGGAGGAAGCGGCCCTGGCCAGGCCGACGCAGCGGCAGTCGAGCGAGCAGAAGGGCGAGGAACTGGCGGTCAAGAATTTGGCGGCGCGCATGGACGCCGAGACGATTCCCGACTCCGAAGAGCTGGACGGTTTTCCCGAATAAGGCAACGACCAAGGCAGAAATAGGAACCCCGCGTGGCCGTCATCCAGGCTGAAAATGTCCTTGACTTCGTCAACGACACGCTCAAGGACCTTGGCAAGCCCAAGTTTACCGATATCAGCTCGAACATTCAGCGCCACACGGCGATGAAGCAGCTCCTTCGCAAGAACCGGGTGGTGCTCGAATCGGGCTCCGGCATCCAGTTCAACGTGCTCGTTGCCCAGAGCAATGCCGCACGCAACGTCAGCCTGGCGGAGTCGGACAACATCAACCTCGTGGACGGCATGGTGCAGGCCTCCACGGTCTGGCGCTACAGCCAGACGAGCTACATGATCATCGAGCAGCTCATGGCCATGAACCGCGAGCCGGCCCGCATCGTGGACTACGTGAAGCAGCAGCGGATCATGGCGCTCATCTCGCTCGCCGAGCTCATGGAGGCCAATTTCTGGGGCGCCCCGGCGGTCACCGACACCAAGACGCCTCTGGGCATTCCGTACTGGGTGACCAAGAACGCCACCAAGGGATTCAACGGCGGCATTCTGTCGGGTTACTCGACCGTGGCGGGCCTCTCAAGCACGACCTACCCGAACTGGTCGAACTGGACGGGACCCTATACCGCGGTCTCGCGCGACGACTTTATCAGGGGCGCCCGCGAGGCGGCCACCAAGACCGACTTCATGCCCCCCGTGGACGGCATCCCGACCCCGAGCACGGGCGACGAATACGGCTTCTACACGAACTACTCGGTCATCCAGCCCCTTGAGGAAGCGGTCGAAAGCCAGAACGACAACCTGGGCAAGGATGTGGCGTCACAGGACGGCAAGGTCCTGTTCCGGCGGGTGCCGGCGACCTGGGTGCCCTGGCTCGAACGGGACACGACCAACCCGTTCTACGGCCTCAACTGGGGGTGGCTCAAGACGTATATCAACCGCGGCTGGTGGCTCAAGGAGACCAATATCCCGCACACGCCCGGCCAACACACGGTCGCCAGTCACTTCATGGACAGCACGTACAATTTTGTCTCGAAGAACCGCCGCTGCCATTTCGTCATGTCGAACGGCACGACCTACCCCGCTTAAAGGAAGTCATGGAAGCTCTCGCCGAGATCAATGGCCGGGCCACAAGCGCACACGAGGAGGCGCGCGCAGCGCTCTCGAAGACGGCGCGCAACTACTGCCCCCTGGGCTGCGTGGCCGAGGAACTGGACGAATACGGCTACTGCCATCACCTGGTGGGGTTCACGGCGGACAGAAAGACGCTTGAGCCGATCGCGCCCCTGTACCGCACTATGAACGACGGCACCCCCTTCAACACCGGCTTCAAGACCGTGACCGGCTCTCAGCCCTGCCAAGAGGGCGACCTGTTCATCAATCCCGAGCGGCCGCAAGTGGTGCACGGCATAACGCACATGGCCAAGGCCTGGGTGAGTGACCGGGTCTACAGAAGGCGCGAGCGCCCGGCCGAGGAGTTGGCCATCCCGCCCGAGCCAAGCCAGCTCTTCCAGCTCCAGGCCCGCAAGAAAGAGCTGGAACGCAAGCTCCAGGAAAAGCGGCTCAAGGAAGAGATAGGCCAGCTTGAAGACGAACTGGGTCAGCGGCAGCCGGAGCATCCGGTCAGCGCTTCCGAGGAACTATTGCGCCAAGAAGTAGATCGCATGGAAACGGAGCTGGCGACTGAGCCGGTCGTGAAGTGCGACCAGTGCGGCTTCATCGCCAAGAGCGCGCAGGGCCTCGTCGCGCACAAGAGATCACACAAACCAGACCAGGGCGAACAAACTTAAGGAGCCATGCGTGGCCACGAAAACCGCTCAATACGCTTCCCTGATCGCCCAGGACACCAGCCGCGGCCCGAGCCAGGGCGTCTGGTTTGATTGCCCCATCGAAGACTTCCAGCAAGGCCTGGGGGGCGGCATCGGCACTTCCGGCTACCTGGTCGAAGATGATTTCTGCCCCGCCGGCCAGATGGCCATCAACCAGGTCTCGAACGCTTTCGGCGTGGCCTCGTTCGGCAAGTGGGCGGCCTGGTTCGGATCGGCGACGCTCACGATCCTCGACGCCATCGAAGAAGGGGGCGTCCTCAAGATCAACTCCAGCTCGACCGACGCCAACAAGTCGATCATCCTGACCTCGATCAGCTCGATGTTCCGCTTCCTGGGTGCCTCGACCGCCTTCAACTACACCGGCGGCAAGTTCTGGATGGAAGCCAGGATCGCTCTGGGGTCGATTGCGGCTTCGCAGCAGGGAGTGTTCATCGGCCTGGCCGACAACACCAGCTCGCAGATCAACAGCTCGGACACGACGGTCATCGCCTCGGGCGGCAACACCCTCACGACGACCAAGAACCTGTTCGGCTTTTTCAACAGGACGACGACGAGCCCGGCCGACTGGTCGGTGGTGTATCAGCCGGCGGGCGGGACGGCGGTCTACCCGACCGGCCTCACGACGATCTTCAACGACGTCACCGGCGCCAACCAGGTCGCCTACGCCGCCTCGACCGAGAAGGGCAAGGGGACCAACTTCGTCAAGCTCGGCATGGTCTGGGACCCGAGCCCGGGCAACCCATCCATCGCCGCGCCAGCGACTCCTCCCGCGGGGCAGACGGCCGGGACCATCTACAAGCCGCTCCTCAAGTTCTTCGTCAACGGCCAGCAGCACCCCAAGTTCCTTAATCCCGGCATCGCCCAGGCCACGACGTTCCCCCTGAATTCGGTGTACAGCCCGGTCATCCAGTACATGAACATCGCCTCGGCCTCGGCGCCCGTTTACCTCGACTGGGTGCGTTTCGCCCAGCTCGGGAGCTTCTAAAACCGCCCACGTCCGGGGGAGGGGCAAACACAAACTTGATAAGCCCCCCGGCAATGTAGCCGATACCCGGAGTGCCAGCGGTGCCAGCGAAATCCCAGGCCCAGAGAAAGCTCCTCAATGCCAAGTTCGGGCACGCCTGGGTGAAGAAGCACCACTTCGACAATAAAGGCAAGCTGCCGGCCAGAGTAAGGCCCAAAGCCCGGAAGAAAGGGAAGTGACATGGCCAAGCACAAGGGACACGGACACCATACCGGCCCGATCAGGCATCACGACATGACCAGCCTCGTGGACGGTCCCGGGGAAAAAGACCCGCACGCCTCGGCCGAGCACCACGCCAAGAACAAGGAATATGGCATGGAGCACGGCTGCTGCTGCGAGGGGGACGAGTCGGGCGAGCAAGAGGGCGGCAAGGGCATGGAAGGCAACGCCTGCTACGAGTAAAGGAGAGCGTTCTTGGAATCGAGCCTGTCACTCCAGTATGTCCAGCTCAAGGGCGAAGTCGGGGAATTCCTCGGCTACGGCCGCGGCCCGGACAACGGCAATGACAGTCTTTGGAACGCCGCCCAAATCTCGGACATCGACTTCTGCGTTGCCTCGGGCCTGCGCCAGTTCTATTTCCCCCCGCCCGCTGAAGGGGAGCGCGGCAGCTATGACTGGAGCTTCTTGAAACCGACCGCCTCCTGTCCCTTCGTCTCCGGGGCGACGACCGTTCTCCTCCCCGACGACTTCGGCGGCTTTGAAGGGCCCGTGACGCTCCTCACCACGTCAACCACGGCGATGCCCTGGAAGATCGAGTGGCGGAATGAAGGATCGCTTCGCGAGATGTATGCGGTCAACCCCTCCATGACCGGCCCGCCCATGTTCTGTGCCCAGATGCCGCTCAAGGGCACGACCGGCACCCAGGGCCAGCGTTTCCAGCTCCTCCTCTTCCCGGCGGCCGATCAGGATTACACCCTCCAGTTCCAGTACTACATCGCGCCCGATTACCTCTCGGGAGCGTTCCCTTATGCCTACGGCGGCGCCCCGCACGCCGAGACGATCCTGGAAAGCTGCCTGGCGATAGCGGAACAGAGACGCGACGACGCCACGAGCGTCCACACCGCCAAGTTCAAGGAGCGCCTGCTGGCCTCGATCTCGATGGACAGGCGCAACAAGCCGCAAAAGCTTGGCCCCAACAACGACCGCTCCGATGAGCTGGGCTGGAACCGGCAGAACGTGCACTGGTGGAGCCCGGCACCTACTTATAACGGCCAAGCTTTTGGCTAGGGGACCATTGCTCTCTCGATTGGCCAGTGGAGAAACTTGATCCGTTGCCTGAAGGTCTCGTATTTGACGCCAAACTCAGCGGCCCAGTCCTTAAGGCATTGAGTGCGGCCTTGGAAGGTTATGAGATGACTTTTTCTGGTGTTGCGACATTGTTCTTTGCGAGTTGCCCAGCGGCAATTGCCTGGCTCGTAATTGCCATTTGGATTGGGATAACGATCCAATTCATGGCTCTCGCTCGGGGCATCATCCTCAATGAATATTTGGGGGTGCTTTCCTGATGATGAACGTCGTCCTCGACTATCGGGCGGAACCTTTAAACCTGGCGCTGGCGGGCGGCAACAGCCAGAACACGGCCTTTGTCCCTCTGGCGCCCTCGAACCTGTCCCCCGACCCCAACCGCTCCAAGGATGGGTTCGTGATCTTCTCGGGGACAGAAGGCCAGGTCAGCCCGGGCCGCCTCATCCTCATCCCCTACGCCGAGGGCCAGGGCGCCATGTTCTCGATGCGCCTTTATGCCTGGCGCCGCTTAGGCACCGATTCCCGTCTGTGGGTCTGGGTGCCGATGCTCCTGGCCGAGTTCGCCTGCATAACCTCGAACCAGGCCGGACCGACGGATGCGCAGCCTGGCAGTTCTACCAGGCTCATCAAGGACACCGAGTTCCTGTGCGACACGATCAGCCTGACGCAGGGGAGCCTGGGGAATTGCGGTTTGGTTACTTCGACCGGGCCGGGCACGAACCTGATTGCTTTCGCCATCGTGGACGGCTGCGGGGCGACCTTGATCTCATTTGACTTTCAGCAAACCGATCCCGTGGGCATGAATTGCCTGTGGGCCAGAGCGTAAAGGAGCTGTCCATGGCCGCTGTCCCCGTTCCCTATATCGGCACCGGCAACCAGTCGCAGACTGTCCTCGGGCATTACGCCGTGGCCCAGAAGTCCGGCCTCCTTACCGGCTGGTCGACCAACGCCGATGTGGCCTCGATCCGCTGGGCGCCGACCTTGGCGAACACGTTCCTAATCCTCATGCGGCTCAAGATCGGCATCGTGACCCAGGCGACCGCGACGGCCGGCGTCTTCGACTTCCTGGCTTTCATCGCCCGCGCCTTCACGACCGACTTCACGACCGCAAGCACCGCGATCAACATGAGCACCACGCTCAAGACCAACCAGATGCGCGCCACCATGAACCAAAGTCAGATGGGGGCCAACGGGCCGCGCATCTGCACGGTGACGACCATGTCGGGCCAGACCGCCACCAACGACGCGGCCGCGTTCGCCGCGGGGCTCATGAACATCACGGGGACGACGGTCGGCATCAGCAGCCTTCAGACTATTTACGAGTGGACGGGTCTGGGGCAGCATCCGGTGGTGCTCTCGAACAACGAAGGTATCCGGGTGCAGATGCCCACCGCATCGGCCGGCGGCACGTTCAACGTGTACGCGCAATGGGAGTGGGCGGAGGCATTAGTCTTCTAGTATCAACGGGTTACGTCAAGTTAGTGTACGACTTTGTGACAGGTTTTGCAAAGGGGGTCAGATGACCAATCTCGACCAGCGCGCCTTGAAAGACGCTCAAGAACTCTTGGAGCGCTTGAGCGACATCAAGGCCATGGCCTGCATCGCCGACCTCGTCTCGGGGCCGGGCGGCTTCATCACCGGTTCCCAGGTTCAGTACAACACGGCGGCGCTGTCATCCTCGACGGCGGCCGTGGGCTACTTGACCGGGGCGGCGCTCTGCATCGCGGCCAACTCGGGCGCCACGCCGGGCACCCTGACCACGCGCACTTACGCCCAGATGATCGCCGACTCGAACCTGTCGGTCGGCCAGTCGTGGCTCATCCTGCTGTGCAACGTCGTCACCACCAACGCCATCACCCTGGGGGCCGGCTCGGGCGTCAGCGTCACCGGCACGGCGACCGTGGCCGGCTTTACCGCGCGGCTCTTCACCGCCACCGTCACCAGCGCCTCATTAATCACGATCAACGGCAACTTGGTTTCCTGGACCGTGGCCGTTTAGGGGATACCTATGAGCATTTCACGCCTGGACCTCAATTCCGCCGAAGACCGCTTCCTCTATGTCAACGGTCAGGGGCACATGCTCGGCCTGCCCACCAAGCCGGGCACGTCGTCGGCGGCGACGACCGGCGTCCCCACGAACTCGATCCAGGGCTTCGCTCCGGGCGCCATCTTCTGCAACTTCAAGGGAGCGGCCGGCACGGCGTTCTACATCAACGTCGGCACCTTCGCCTCCAGTCAGTGGGTGCCCAGCGATCTTGGGGGCAACGGCCTGGCCACCCTCACCGCCGCCACCAGCCTGACCGCGCTACTGAACGGGGGCCGCAACAATCTCCTCAGTTTGGCGGCCGGATTCACGGCGACCCTGCCGGCCGCGACGGGGACAGGCATGTTTTACGCGTTCACGGTCCTCACATTGAGCACCACCGGTGCCTACATTGTGAACACGGCGCCCACCACCGACATCTTTTGCGGCTCGCTCCTGGTCGGCATCGACGCCTCGAACACCAGCTCGCCCACCCTGTTTAAGACCGCTTCCAACTCGAACACCGTGACGATCGGCACGACGACGCCGACGACCGGCGGCGCCGCGATTGGGGATACGTTTATCGTGCAAGATATCGCCGCCGGCAAGTGGCTGATAAGCGGAACTCTCGTGGGGGCCGGCACCCTGGCGACCCCGTTCAGCCACGTTTAACGATCCACGCTGGACCGCTTAGCTCTAAGGCCTTGGTCAGCTAATTGCGGCGGTCCGGCTGGTCTCCGTGACGAGGAAGGCCGCCGGTCCACTGGAGAGGGGGCCGGCGGCCCATTTGGTCTAGGGCTGTATCAACCCAGACGCGAGGTCCAAAGCACATTCCATGCCGCCTCCCATCGCCATGCCTGAATCCATCGAAGCCATGAGCTTCCCCATGCACGGCCTCAACCTCGTCGCCGAGTTCGAGCGCCAGCCTCCTGGAACAACCGTGACCGGCAAGAACGTCAGGGCCTACGATCTCTTCCTTCAGCGGATGAGAGGCGGATCAAGGCCGGGCCTAGTTGAGTACATCCCTGCGCAAGTCTTGGGGTTCGCCTCCAAGATTCAGCACCTGGGCATCATTGTTGACCCGACCGAGGCGGCGCTGACAAGCGGCTTCTTCGACTCCAACGATCCGGACGGCGTCATTAACGATCCCTCGACCAACAACCGGCGCGTGCGCAACCCGGGCAGGATCGTGAGAAGGCACGGCTCGGGCAAGGGCCTCAACATTCATCTCAATGGGACGAAGATCAAGGGACAACCCACGCCTCCTTCTGGCGGGCAGAGCGTTTACCCGATTCCCCTTCCAGCCGGGGCAATGGTGATTAGCTACAGCGGGGTTTCGCTGGCGACCTACACTTCTCCGCCCACCAACATAGGAGACACGGCCAGCATTGCCGTGACGCGCAGCTACTTCGACGCCCAGCATCACGGCCATTCCGACTCGGCCAACATGATGCTCACGATTGGCGTTAATTTCTTCAACAACGGCACGGTCAATACGGGCGACTTTGTCACCGTCCATCTTCCGCCCCTCTACACGGGCCAGCCTGGAGTGGGGACATGACAAAGACCATGCAAGCACCGCTACAAGACGAAATGAAGGCCCTGCACTTCCCGCTCGCGGGGCTCGACGTGTCGCAAGCCTTCTGCCGTCAGCCCAACCGCCCGGTCGATCAAATGCCCTTGCGTCCCGAACAGCACTTCGCCACCCCGATCTATGCCCGCACCTCTCCCCGCGCCCTTAACGTCCGTGGTTTCGAGCCCTCGGGCCTCAGAAGGCGCGGAGGAGCCCGGCCGGGCCTGACGAAGTATTTGCAGACGCAGCCGGCTGGGGTCTTATGGGCGGCGCAAGAACTGGCCCTGCTCGTTGGAGACGGCTACGCGCCGCCGGGAGGTCATGTGCAAACCAGTCAATCGGGGCGGATCGTCACGGTCGTGGCCGTCAGCCAGGGCAACGTCATCGTCGCCAACGCCGGCGACACGGTCTGGACGCCGGCTATAAATAACTCGGGAGAGACGCCCCCCCTTAACTTCTCGGGCCTCGTTTACTCAAGCGCCAACAACCAAAAACTCTGGTTCGCCGATGGTATCAACTACGTCTTCTACGACCCCTCGATCAATACCGTACAGCCCTGGGTCATCGGAACCTATCAGGCTGGGGATACAGGCGGTTCCCCTGGCACGCCCAAGGGCGTCCTTCCTCTCGACAACCTCGGAAACGCTCCCCGCCTTATTGCTACCTGGAGAGGCCGGATCATCCTGTCCGGACTCATCAACGATCCACAGAACTGGTTCATGTCCGCGGTAAGCGATCCGCAAAACTTCGACTACGCCCCCTTGTCGATCACCCCCGCCCAGGCCATCGCCGGCAACAACGCCCCGCAAGGCTTCATCGGCGACGTGGTGACCTCGTTGTGTCCTTATTCGGACGACGTCTTGATCTTCGGCGGCGACCACACCCTGTACATGATGCGCGGCGACCCCATGGCCGGTGGGCAAATCGACCTGGTCTCCGACGCCATCGGCATGGCCTGGGGGATACCGTGGTGCAAGGACCCTTACGGCACCGTCTACTTCGTCTCCAACAAGACCGGCATCTATTCCCTGGTCCCCGGTCAGCAGCCGCAGCGCATCAGCCAGGCCATCGAACAGCTTTTGGTCAATATCGACACCGGCGCCAACTCGATCAGGCTCATCTGGAACGACAGGTATCAAGGGCTCCATGTCTTCGTGACTCCTTTGGCGGCGCCGGCAGTGACGACGCACTTCTTCTACGAGCAGCGGACGGGGGCCTGGTGGCAAGACCAGTTCGCCAATACAAACCTCGATCCTCTCTGCTGCTGTGTCTTCGACGGCAACACCCCGGGGGACCGGGTTGTCCTTATCGGGAGCTGGGACGGTTTTGTGAGGGCCGTGAGCCCGACGGCGCCGGATGACGACGGCTATCCGATTGCCTCCCAGGTCGTGATTGGGCCCTTGAACACGGAGGACCTGGACGACATGCTTCTCAAGGACGTGCAGGGCGTCCTGGCTCAATCGTCCGGTCCCGTCAGTTACCAGATCTTTGTCGGCCCAACTGCGGAAGCGGCTCTGGCGTCGGCGGCGGTCGCCTCGGGGACCTGGGCGGTGACCACGAACCTGGCGGGCCGAAACTTCACGAACTTCATCCGGCGCGCCGGCCACGCCATCTACATTCAGCTCAGCGCCACGGCGCCATGGGCCATGGAAGAAATCAGGGCACGGATCGCCACCCAAGGAAAAGTTCGCCGCCGAGGAAAATGAGCGCGCCAAATGGCGCGCGCACCGCGCAGAACCCAGGGAAAAGTGAGCTTTCTCAGGAGTCTTTGTCAATGAGTGCTCTTCCCAACCCGGCCAATGTCAACATCCAGCAGGGGAGCCAAATCGGCGGCTCTCTCAACTTCGGCACGCCCGTCGGCCCCAACAATTACATGGGGGCGTACCAGAACGCGCTCAACCTCAACCAATCGAACTACAACAACATCCTCTCGGGCTACCAGCAGACCGCCGGCCGCCAGCAGACCGCGCAGCAAGCGATCGAAGGGGGCTACGGCAACCTGTACAACACGGTCATGGGGGGGATTCAGGGGATCGGCGCTTCACAGTCGCAAGCCATCCAGGACGCCTACGCCCAGCAGTCCGGCAACTCCGCCCAGCAAATGATTAACTCAGGGCTCGGCAACACCACCGTCCAGCAATCGGTGCAGAGGGGCAACCTCTTGGACGAGCAGAAAGCGCAGACCGGCCTTGCCAACCAGTTAGCCCAGCTCCAGGCCGGCTATCAGACCAACCTCGGCATGGCGGGGCTCAACTACGCCAACCAGGCCAACATGCAGAACACCGCCCTGTCGGGACAGCAGCTCAACTGGATGAACTCGGTCAACTCGCCCTACCCGAACGCACAGGCCTACGGGCAGCTTGCCTTGCAGCAAGGCTACGCCCAGAGGGCGCAGCAGCTTTACGGCCAGGCCAGGGGCGGGGGAGGAAGCGGAGCGGGCTTCAATGTCTCGGGCGGGCTCGGAGGGGGGTTCGGGATCGGCGGCGCCGGACCGTTCAACCCCGCGTCCGTGCCGACACAGCAAGTCAGCCAGGGGGGCGGGCAGGGAGGACGGGGAGGCGGTGGTGGAGCGGCGGCCCCTCAAGGCGACGGCTTCGACCAGTCCAACGCCAATGTCGGCTGGGACTATTACTCTGGCCAGGCCACGCCGGGCTACTCCGGCTCCAGCACGACCCCGCAAGGCGACGGCGCTCCACTGACCCAGCAATCCTACGATGCCGCTGTCCAGAACTACGGATATTAACTTCCTATTTTGAAAGGACCCTTCCCATGCTGACCCTGCCCCAGTGGCCGCGCTCTATCCCCAGGGTGTTTCGGCCGATTGCCAAGATCAAGCTCCCCGACCTCGACGCCGGCGGCCTGATCGACTTTTTGGCCCTCAGGCGCGCCCGCCAGCTCGAGCGCCGCCTGGCCGCCATCCAGTGCTCGGGCCTTACCGGCACCTGGTCGGAATGCTTCTTCCGCAACAAGGGCGACTTCACGGCCGTCAACACGACCGCGAGCGAAACCAGCTTGCTCGCCGGCCAGAACCAGCAGCCGACGATCCCCGCCCTGTTCTTCGACCAGCAGCCTTTCCGCTCGGTCGGTTTCCTGGCCCGCGGCATCTTGGGCACGACATCGACGCCCACGATCATCTTTCAGTGCCGGCTCGGGACCACGGTCGGCAGCGCGACCCTCTCGGGCACGTCGTGCGGCGTGTCCCCACAGATCACCACCTCAAGCGGCGTCTCTAACAAATGGTGGGAGCTGCGGCTGGACCTGACGTGCACGGTCGGCGGACAGGGGGCCGGCAACGCGACCCTCTCAGGCGCCGGCTACGTCTCCAGTCCGGGCGGCTTCGCTTCGCCGTTCGTCTATGCCCTGGAGCCGACGACTCCGGACACGGCGACCTGGACCTTGACGCTCGACGATTCGGTGACGCAGTACTTCAACCTGTCGGCGACCTGGGGCACCAACAGCGCGAGCAACACGATCACGGCGAAACAACTTTTGGCTTTCGGTTACAACTGATCCCAGGGAAAAGCGGGGTCGGCGCGCCATTTGGCGCGCGGCGCGCTTAAATCCCAGGGAAAAGCGCTATTTTTTGGGGAATCGCGATGGAAACCGAGATAATCGAAGGTTTATGGATGGGGGGAGAGACCCCTTTCCCCCTGGCTCCCTCGGGCTTTGACTTCATTGTCTCCCTCCGCGAAGTCCCCGACATGCGCCTGCCCGCCTTTGATCAGGACGGACCGGTGATCCTGTGGGCGGCGCTCTGGGACGTGCCGGCCCGGCCTCCGCGCTGGCGGCTCGACGCCGCGGTCTCCTTCATCCGCGCCAATAGTTTGCCAGAGCGAAAGATGCTGGTGCACTGCACCAAGGGGCACAACCGCTCGGGGCTCGTGATCGCGCTCTACCTGGTCGCCTCGGGACAGGCCCCGCAAGCGGCTATTGACTTGATTCGGGAAAAGCGCCCCGGCTCCCTCACCAACCAGGTCTTCGTTGACATGATCCTGGGAGAATAGTATGGCGACAACGACCCTGGAATGGGCTGGGCTCGGGACATCACAGACCGTCATCACCGGGACGGCGCTCAACGCCATGGCCAACAACGCCGTTGTTTTGGGCCCGGCCTTCGCCTGGGTGCAAGGGACCGCCGGCATCCTGGGGTATATCTATGGCCGGGTGCAGCTCACCTTCAAGTTTCAGAGCGGCCCCACGACCAACACCGGCTTCTCGCTGTGGTTCATAAAGTCGATAGACGCGGGCAGCACGTTCGAGGACAGTGCCGCCGCTCCCCCGCGCCCTCCCGATCTTACTCTCTTGGGGCATGCGTACGGCGGCACGGGCGACACGGGCGCGCATGTCGTCTCGAAAGACGTGCTCATTCCGTGCGGCTCGTGGAAGGCGCTCTTAAAGAACGACGGCACCGGACAGACGCTGACCGCGAACAACACGGACAATGTCTTGACCGTCACACCGATCTCGATTCAAAACGTGTGAGTTTCAATCCGCTTCTCTGAGGGAGAAGAAGAGGTCCAGGTTAAACCGAGAATCATATGCCACTTGGAATTCTCAATAACCTGGATTTAGTCAACCGCTCGCACTTCTTGGCCTCCGGACTTGTTTCCTGGCATATCGCCCTGCCCCATTATTCCTCGACCCAGAAATGGCCGGACGCCGGCCTGGCGCAAAACACCGGCCTCTTTACGGCGGCGACCTGGGCGACGTCGACCAGGCCGGGTGGATTTGGCTCCTGTGTCAAGTTCAACGGCACCACCGCCTTCGTCGCGGCCAGCTCTATCTCCCTGCCCGTCGGCTCGGGGGCCCCGATCTCGGTCGCCTTCTGGTGCCTCAGCTCTAACCTCACCGGCTTCCGCACTCCTTACCTCTACGGCGGACTCACGGCGGCGCGCGGCCTCTTGTTTGCCCAGGACGGCGGCACGAACGACGGCACCGTGGATGTCGGCATTGTCGGCTCGAACTTCATCAGCTCGACCAAGAAGCTGGTGGTCAATACCTGGACGCACTTGTGCCTCACTTACGACGGCACCACGGCCAAGCTTTACTGGAACGGAGTCCTGGACAGCTCGGCGGCGGCGACCATCAACCCGCCGGGAGGGGGCAACTACAACCTGGGCACCTACGACCAGGCTTCGCAGTTCTGGCAAGGCTCCCTCGACGACATTAGGACCTACTGGCGGCCCTTGTCAGGGACAGAAGTCAAGGAGCTTTATGACAATTCGGCGCAAGGCTGCCCAGGGCTCCTTAACTTCGTGCAGCCAGAGCTCCTGTCGATTGTGCCGGCGCTGGCGGTGGCCACGCCGACCTGGATACCGGAAGTGAGGCTCGGGCCTCCCTTTCAATCGCCGTGGCGGAAGATTTTCGTCCCTCCACAACCCGTTGTCCCCTTGCAGCCGGCGCCGACCGTCTCGCCACCGACCGCGCCCGAAGTGAAGCAGGGACCGCCGCTCAGGGGGGCGCCGTGGTTCAAAAACTTCCCCCCTCCCATCCACATCCAGGCGCCGGCCCCTCCGCCCGTGGCGCAAATCTACGCCCCCGAGGTCAAGTCCGGACCACCAATGAAGGGAGCACCCTGGCTGCCGGTCATTCCGGCACCAGCGGCGCCGGCGCTTGCGCCCGTCGTTGTCGTGCCCCAGACTTACGCCGGCGAAGTGCATGGGGGACCGCCGCTCCTCGGGGCCCCCTGGTTTCGTTTGCCGCTCGCTCCCTCTACGAATCCGGGCGGCATCCCCCCCGCGCCGCCGCCCCTGCCGGCCCGCGGACACGGGGTAACCTTGATACGGCGCGACCCAACCTTGGGGAACGATCCGGTGCGGCGAAGCGTGGACATTTTGACCGTGATGATTAATTCGCTGGTGGCGCAAGGGTATATCGTGCAGACTGGGCCATCGGCCTGGAAGCTTGCCGGCACCTCGTCGGGCCTGACCGGGACCTTTACCTCGGGGAGCGTCTAAATGGACTGGAACGAGCTGGTATGCCTGCTTTCATGCACGGCGGTCTTTGGCATCGCCATGGGCATTGTGCGCTGGTGGGTAGAACGTGAATAACTTCATCTCCTCGATCACGATCAATCAGGGATCAGTGACGCACCTGGTCTTCAGCCCGATCGCGCCCGCCGACTTGCCGGCCTCGGGAGTCGTGCCCGGGGGCTACACGACCCCGAACCTGGTCATCGATCAGTTCGGCCGCGTCACTTCAGCCACTTCGAACCCGGCCGGGACAGTGACCACGGTCTCGGTGGTCACGGCCAACGGCGTCTCAGGCTCGGTCGCCAATCCGACGACGGCGCCCGCCATCACGATCAGCCTGGGGGCGATCACCCCGACAAGCGTCAATGCCTCGGGGACGGTCTCGGGCTCGAATCTCTCGGGAACGAATACCGGGGATCAGACGATCACGCTCACGGGCAACGTCACCGGCTCTGGAGCCGGGAGCTTCGCCACTACGATAGCGGCGGGAGCGGTGACGGTCGCCATGCTGGCCGCGGCGGTCACGCTTGACGCCATCGCCTCGGCCAACGCCACGGCCGGCGATGTCAGCCTTAACAGCCACAAGCTGACGAACGTCACCGATCCGGCCAGCGCCCAGGACGCGGCCACCAAGAACTATGTGGATACGCAACTGGCGCTCCAGGTCAACAAGCAGTCCTGCCAAACGGCGACCGTAACGGCGCTGGCGGCGGCGACTTACGCCAACGGCTCAAGCGGGGTCGGGGCCACGCTCACGCTTAACGTGGCCGCGGTGCTCATCCTGGACGGGTACACGCCGGCGCTCAATGACCGCATCTTGGTCAAGAACCAGGCCGACGCCAAGCAGAACGGCATTTACTTCCTATCGCGGCTGGGGACCTTGTCGGTCACGGCCATCCTCACGCGCTCTCTCGACTTCGACCAGGCCGCGGACGGCATCGACGGCGCCTTCGTGTTCGTGCAGAACGGCACGGTCAACGGCTCAACAGGCTGGCTGTGCAACACCTTCGGCTCGATCACTTTCGGCACCACCCTTATCAACTGGACGCAGGACACCGGCTCGGGGACCTATACCGGCACGGCCCCAATCGCCGTCTCGGCCGCGAACGTCATCAGCCTGGGGGCACTGACGGCGCTGTCAACGACCAGCTCTTTCGGCTATCAAGACTGGCTCGTCGAATACAACCTGATCTCGGCCGCGAACCTCAAGGGGACCGTGGAGCTGTTCCTGCTCGGGATCGGCAGGGGGATGATCGACGGCTTCGTGCTCTCGAATGACGGCGTGACGCCCCTCACGGTCCTCGATATCGCCGCCGGCACCTGCGCCGACTCGACGAACATAGCGATCCTCAAGGGCACCGCCTTCACCAAGAACTGCAACGCGTCCTGGGCGGCCGGGTCGGGCTCGGGCGGTAACTTCCTCAATACCACCCTGGCGGCTTCGACCTGGTATCACGTCTTCGCGATTCGCAAGGACGCTGATCTTTCGGTGGATTACGGCATCGACACTAGCATCTCGGCGGCCAACATCCCCGCCGGCTATACGTATTTCCGGCGCCTGGGGTCGGTCAAGACGGACGGCTCGAACCACCTTCTGCCATTTCATCAGTACGGCAATGAATTCTGGTGGGACACGTCGGTCCTCGACATCACGGTCACCAATCCCGGCAGCGCGGCCGTCACCAGGACCTTGGGGTCCGTGCCGACCGGGCTCAAGGTCAAGGCCATCGTCACCATGAACTGCTATTCCTCGACGATCAACGTCCAAGGTTACGTCTCCTCCCTCGACTCGGCCGATTTGGCGGTGAGCTTCGCCAATGCCATCGAGAGCGCGGCGGGAGACACGACCATTGAAGGATTGGGGGCGAGCCTGGGAGTGTGGACAAACACAAGCGCGCAGATTCGCTCGCGCCTGGTGAACTCGGACGCCAACACCAGCCACAGGATCAGGACGTTGGGCTGGATAGACCCGCGCGGGAGGGACAGCTAAATGTATGTCTCACGCGACAAAGGCCATGCCGTCAACGGCGTTTTCAATGCTCCGCAGTTCCCGGGCCAGGAGCAATTGTCCGATAATGACCCGGAGATACTCGCCTTCCTGGCCGGCCTCATCCCTCCTGACGGAGGCGCCGGTCTTTTGGCCAGGGTGGCGGCGCTCGAGAAGCAAGTAGCGGCGATCAGCGCCGTCCCCGTGGTGGCTAGTGGCCTGGCCAATCCGGCACCCGTACTAAGGAGTTAAATCATGCCAATCACCTTCGAGCAACCAGGCGCCTATGACCGCGGCATCAGCACGGCCTACGGAGCGGCGCAGGCCCTCAAGGACTTCCTCCCCTACCTCCAGAGGAGTTACGGTCAGGGCGGCGGGGGCGGAGGCTCGGGGGGAGGAGGGCGCGGCGGCGGGATAGGAGGGCTGTCGGGCGATCCCAACGCCCAAGGCGGAGGAGGAGGCAGGGGAGGGGGCGAAACCGATCCTCTGGCGCTCTACCAGGGCAAGCAGGAGATAGACCGCTATTTTCAAGAACTTGACCAGCAGAAGGCGGTAGATGCGATCAGGGGCAACACGGCGGAGGCGGCGCCGGACGAAGGGGAGATAACATCCCTCAAGGGCCGTCAAGAGCGGCAATGGCAAAGGGATGTCGAGAACGAAGACCAGCCCTATGGCCAGCCGCCGGCCGCCCAGGAGGAGTTTCCGACCTACGACGAGGCGGGCACGGGCGTTGTCCAGGGAGTCGGCGAAGGGGGAGCGCAGGGACCGGTAGAGGGGAATAGCGGCAACTGGCGCGGTCTCGAGCCGGGGACGGTTGCGCCTGGGCAGCCTGGCCAGAACATCCCGGCAGCGCAAAGGCCCGCCCCGCCAGCCCCGCCAACTACCCCGCCCGAGTTCACACAGTCTGACGGACTCCAGCTCCAGAGATTGCAAGCAGCCAGGTCGCGCGTGCAATCCCAACTCCAGAGCGGCATGGTCGATCCTGGGACGGCGCGGCGGATGATCCGGCAGATGCAAATTCCGATAAGCGTCCTCCGGCAGCAGCAGCAGGCGGCGCAGACGCAGGCGGCGCAGATGCAGTTACAGCAGGCGCAGGAGGCCCACGCCCACCAGACGGCCATGGAATTGACATCGACGCGCATGCGGGCCTCGGCGGGAGCGGATGGCATCAGGCGCGACTTGCCGGACGGGCGGGGAGGGACTTTGCCACCGAGCCAGTGGAATGACCGCGCCCAGAGATGGGAGGCGATGCCGCACGTTCAGGAGTCGGCTGATCGCGCCGCCACGAGAGAGGCAGCCGAACGAAACCGTCGCCTGGCCATCTCAAACCACGTCTCAACCGAAATGTCCAGGGAAAGACAGGGCGTGCCAAGGCCCTCCTGGATAGATGACCCGCGGGCCGAGGCGGCCGAGCGGCAGCGCCGCATTGAACGCGCGGTCCGGGAAGCGAGCGGCCGGCCGGGGACGGAGCCAGGGCAAGCGCAGCCATCACCCCCAAGCCAGGAAGACCGCGACGCGCTCGAACGCATGCTGCAAGGTATCTCCATGCCCACCTTGGCGGCGCAGCCAAGTCCGCAACCCCGTCCGGCACAACGTTCGGGCATGATGCTTCCAGGCTTCGGCGGCGGCGCCAACTTCGAATAGAGGGAACCATGGCAGAAGAACTTGACCAGCAAGAAGAGCAAGCCCAGCCAGAAGAGCCAGCGGCGCCTCAGCAGCCGCAAGAACCGCCGCCCTGGGCAGAGGTGTCCGAGCGCTTCCAGCGTGCCTTCCCCAACTTCGACCCCGCCCATTTAGAGAGGCGCTACAACCAGGCCATGCAGTTGCGGCAAGCGCGCTTGCGCGACGACGACCAGGGCGACACGGGCCCGGAGCGCGCCGTCCGTGACGTGGCCCGCATCCTGCCGGTCGTGAGCCATGCCTATAACTGGGAGGAAAACAGAAGGTTCGCCAACTCCCAGCAGGCTTACAGCCGCGGTGAAGCCAACGACGACGATCTCATGCGCATCGCCACCATGGAGAGACACCAGCGCGAAGAAGCAGCCAAGAACCAGGGGGTTGGCGGCCTGGTGCAACTGGGCATGCACCTACCCGGTCAGGCGGCCGAGTTCATGCTGGGTGGGGCGGCCCTCAAGGCTCTTGGAATCGGGGCGCCCGCCTTGCTCTCGGGCAGCTCCTATGCTGGCGGCCGGGCGCTGCTTGGGGTGGCCGGGAGGACGGCAGCGCATGTCGCGGTCATGTCGCCGGCCATGGGCATGCTCGAAGACTGGCAGCAACGCAACTTGCGCGAGGGACGCAGTTCCGGCGACCTCTACGGACTACCTCCCGCCCTGGGCGTGTCGATGGCGAACCTGGCGGTCCTGGGGAGCCTGAGCAAGGTCACCGGCGGCCTGGAAAGGATGCTGGGCATCTCGGGGACCGGCCTGGCGAACGCGGCCTTGCGGACGCCCTTGCGCGTGGCGGCAGGCATGGCCGAACAAGCTGCCGTCGACGTCGGCCTGAGCGCGGCGGGCCTTGAGACAGGCTACGGGCTCATCGGCGACATCATGCACGGCGCCGAGACTGGTAATTATGACAGGGCGCTACAGCACGCCGCGCAGCAAGCCATGACCTTCGCCGCCTTCGCCCAGCTCCACAACCAGGGCAAGCCGGAAAGCAGGGAACGCGCTCCCAGCGAAGCGTTGACCCGGACACAAGGCGAAGCAGCAGAAAGGGAAAGCCGCGGATCACCCCCCCCACCCGTCATGGAAGCGTTCGCCGACGCTCTCAAGACCTTGAAAGAGCAGCACGGCCGGTCGGCACAGGAGGCCGGTCCCCTCCTGAGCGCTGTTCATCAGCACTTCCTCGAGGAAATGCGCTCGAACCCCAACTTGACCAGAGAACAACTCAGGGACATCGCCGGCCGGATCGGCGATAGTTCCGGCGAAGGGTCGGTCCTCAGAAAGTACGCCCAAACCCTGGCTGAGCACATCCCCCTTCAAGAAGTGACGGCTCAAGAGGGCGAGCAAGGGCAGCTTGGCGCTCCCAGTCAGCGCGGTACCGCGGCGCCAGCGCAAGAATCCAGGACGTTGGTGACCCCGCCACCCGAAAGAAGGCGACTTACCGGTCCTTTCGAAGCCCATATCGACGATGTGAAGTCTGTTGCTCAAAACCTGGGTCTGTCTACCCGGGGAAGCAGGCAAGAGATAACCGACCGCATCATCAAAATGGGGGGTGGCGGCTTTTTGGACGCCCTGAACCCACGCGCCAAGCCCCCAGGAGGCCCGGAATCGCGTCCAGAGCCAAAAGGTGGACAAAACCCCTCTGAACAGGTGGCGCCAGCGGCGGAGGGGCCGCCGGAAGGGCACGCATGGGCAGAAGAGTATGCCCGGCACAGGATATCAGGGTTGTCTCACGGCGCGGCCATGGAGAAGGCGAATAGGACAGGAGAGCAGGTTTGGAAGCCGACAGGCACCCAATTTAGGGACAATCCTGACGGAAACCGTTTTGATTTCACTGGTTCGGACGGCAGGACCTACACAATAGAGCACCAATTGCGCCAACCCAGCGAAATATGGGGGGAGCATGGCGGCGCGGCTGTGCGGGTGCGGAACGCGGAAGGTGATGTCGTGGCCTCAGCCTCTTACAAGAGGGGTGCTGACGGCTTTTTGAGGGGGGATGTCAACGTCAAGACGCAGCATGGCAAGTGGAAGGCCGGCGAGCGTTTGGCTCCCAGGGGAACAGGGCGGGCGATGTACGATTACGCCCATGCGGCCATCGGGGACATAAAGCCGGAAAACACTCTCCACAAGAGCGACGAAGGCAAAGCGATGTGGCAGCGCAACGCCGAATTTGCCGCCCGGCGCAGCATGAGCTATTATTTGGCAGCCAGCGCAGCCGAAAGGGGGCAGAGTGGACGAGAAGGATCACGAGAACCTCAAACGCTTCAGTCTACTGGTGGTGGAGGGGACAATGCGCAAACATCCGGAACTGGCGGAGGCGTGGCAACTGGCGGCCCGCAAGCACTGCTGGGAGCGGCCCCTGTTCCGGGCCCGGCTGGTGGAGGAGGGGCTACCGGCCCCCCCCCAGGCGGAGAGCCCAGACCACCCGCCAAGCCAGGCCTCGTAGAGCGCATGCGCGCCAAACAGGCCCCGCCCACCGGTGAGGCGCCGACCCAGGGCTATAGCGCCGGCGAGGGAGCCAAGGCCTTGCAGGCACTCTCGAAGCTTGCCGAACAAGCCAAGGACCGGCGCATCCAGGGCGACCTCAAGAACGTGGCCGCGGAATCGGGAGTCCTTGTCCCCAAGGGCAAGAAGGAGCTCGAGCTGGGGTGGCGGGTCAAGACCATGCGCAAGGTCTTGACGGACATCACGGATAGCCCGACACCCGAGGGAGTGGACAGGCTGACCCGGCTCGTGGGGGGCATGGAGAGGATGGCGCGGGAGAGCGGCATCGATCCCCATGAACTCGTGGCCAGGGAGCTGCCCGACCTTGCCGCCGCCCTGGGCGAAGAGAACATCAAGACCTTAATCAATCTTTCCAAGGAGGCATCCGATGCCATCGCCGGCGACACCCAACGTCTCGCCTTCGTCGAGGCACCCTTTCGACGTGAGCTCAACCGCAAGCTACAGAAAGAGTTTGAAGCTCTTAAAATTCCTTCTCCGGGTCAAGGAGTCGCGGGTGGCGGGCAGTCCGGCCCGGGTGCCGGGCCAGCCCAAGTTCGTCGGGCCAGCCCCCAAGCCGGCGGGGAGCCCGGTCCACCTGCCCCAGCCGGTGGCGGTCCGGCCGACAGTAACCAGCTAAGCCCCGAACAGAAAATGGAGAAGGTCAGAGCCGCCCGTCTCGAGACCGTCTTGACGGCCGCCAAAAACCGGGGTGGCATCAATCGCCAAAGCGCGATCGGCCTCTATGGCCGTGAGTTCGTGGTGGCGCTCGAGAGGGAAATCCCGAGCCTCTTCAAAGGCTTTGGCAAGGATGGCAAGCTGCGCTCCGGGCAAAGGCCCATGGATGAGCTGGCCGAGGAGATGAACAGGGCGGGAGAGATCAAGACGCCCGAGTCCAGCCATCACCATGACTGGCTCTTGGAGCAAATCCGCCAGAAGGCGGCTCACCTTAACAACAACTTCGAACACGAGGCCAGGCGCCTTGAGCGCCAGCTACTAAAGGAGGCCCTAGATGCTGCCCGGGCAGGAATCACCAAAACGCAAATTGGCAAAGCTGAAGGCGACGGCCACGAAGCTGGCAGTAGCCAGAGCGCACAGCGCTCGGCTGAGGAAGCTGCTCAAGAACTGGCCCAAACCCAAGCTCAAGGCCCCGCCGATACCAGGGGCGATGCCCACGAGCCAGCCAGAGCCATCCCCGGAGAGTTCAATCCAGCCGACCTCGAACGCGACTCCGCCCCAGGAGGAGGAGAGCCAAGACCAGGAGGAATAGACGCCCAGCTCAAGGAGGCAGTCAAGGATTTCGTCCAGGACGAAAGCGGCCATCTCGACCTGGAGCGCTTGCGTGAGTTCGCCCTTCACCATGGCCAGCGCCTCAAAAAATACGTCCGCTATGTCCGCGAAGAGTTCTCGAAGCTCGCCGGCAAGATGGCGCCTACCACGACGCGCCTCGACCGGGAGACGGGCGAAGCCTTGACCCGGATGAACGCGGCGCCGGTCTACGCCCGCATGCAAACCCCCATGTTCATCGACAAGGTGCTCGGGCCCAAGGCGAGTCCGCAAGACCGGCTCATCGCCGGCGCCGTCCTTACCGAGCGGCGCTTGCGCTACATGAAGCAAGCCTACCGCCAGGCCGGCGACCAGGCCGCCGCCCAGGCCGTCACCTCGATCATCGGCAAGCAAGGCTCGCCCTTCCAAAGCTTTGACGCCTACCGGTCGGCGCTCCAGTCGCCCAAGATTCAAGAGATGCTGCGCAACTGGGAGAGAGAGTTCGTGCCGACCATGGAGGACAACTTCCGCCGCGCGCAGGGCCTTGAAGAGAGCGACCCCATCAGCAGCTTCACGCAGATTCCCGGCTCCCCGGTCAACTTAAAGCCGGTCAGCGCCGAGAGCGCCGGCCCCACGACAGTCTTCACCACGGCCCGCGGCGATCTACGGCGCGTCAAGCTCGGCAAGCTTAAGTTCGCCGAGCAGGCCACGGGCACGGCCGACGCCTACGATCTTGACTTGGGGGCCATCATCGAGAACAGCCTGGTCCACGGCACCACCCAGGCCGCCAAGGCGGAATTCATGCGGACGGCCGTCGAGAACGGGGTGGCGAGCTGGGAGAAGCCGGGCGCCAAGGTCGAAGGCGCGCGCATCATCCCGGGCGTGAGCCCGCCGCGCTTCACCCAGGCAGCCAAGAAGAACCAGACCGCCCTGGCGGTCCACGAAGACGCCTACCCCGAAGTTCACCAGGCGCTCCAGCTAGAAGACCCAGCGCGGATACCGGTAGTGAGCGATCTGGCACCGATCTTCACCAGGGCGACCTTGCTTTCGAGCGTCGAGGTCATGACGCACACCAAGAACCTCTTGACTGCTCTCATGAAGCCGGGAGTGAGGCCCCAGGATTTCGTGAGCAACGTCTACGGGGTCTTCACCAAGCAGCCCTGGGCGACGCAGAGGCTGGTTGAGCTGGCCAGGATCGGCGCCATGAAGGAGGAAGGGATCGAGATGGGGGAGCTGGCGAACCAGGGCTTAAGGAGGTTCGACCCGTTGCACTGGGGAGGGAGGTTCCTCGACTTCGCCCAGAAGATCATGCGCCTCACGCTTGACGATGCCTTTAGCCGCATGGACAGGCAAGGGCTCGTGGTCAACACCGAGACCAACCGCCGCGACTTCGTGAACCAGCTCGGGCAATACTTGAAGAAGGCGCAGCAGAAGTTCATCGTCTGGCTCAGGGACACGCAGATTGGACCCTTCGCCACGGCCGGCAGCAACTACGCCATTCAGGGCGTACGCGCGGTCACCATGAACCCCGGCGCCGATGCGACCAGCTTCCGCGCGGCGGCGCAGATGCGGGCCGAGATGCTGGGGAAGACTTTGGCCCTGCTTACGGGGGGAGTGTGGCTCACGAATTATCTGCTCTGGGGACGGCCGGGAGGGGACGACAACACGCCGTTCGGGAACATCAAGATTTACACCGACAAGGACGGCTACACCCATTCCTTTGGCCTCATGTCGCTAACCGGTCTTAGCCGCGGCATGCGCCAGCTCGGGCTCATGGCTATGTCGGAAGGCTTGCCGAGGGGTCAAATGGCGGGACAGATCGCCGACAAGACTTTCGATAACTTCGTGGATAGCTGGATGCACGTCGGAGCGGGCCCTATTGTGTCCTTCTCGCACACCACCCTGACGGGCCGCAACATGATCGGCATGAACGTGGCCGAGAAAGCGGAGCCTGGAGAAAGTCAGAGGATGCTCAACCTGCGCGCCGCCATCCGCAACGCCAACCCGCTCCTCCTCGGGAACCCGGTCAGCTCGCTCCTCACTGGCCAAGAGCCGCACCGTCAGGGGACATGGGGAGAGAGCTTGAACCAGGCGGCCGGGCCTTACGGCATGCGCATCTCGGGAGGCTACGTCCATGACGTAAACAGGCTATTCAGCGAACTCGCCGGCCCCAGAGCGCACGCGCTGCGGCATGTGCAGTCTTTCGAGAGGGAGGAGGAGTACCAGGTCGTGAGCCACGCCCACCAGGCCATGCTCCAGATAGATCATGCTCTCAATGGATTGCGCCCTTCCGGCAACCGCCTCATCTCTGGCCCGGCCCCTCTTGAGAACGTGCAGGAACAGTTGCGGGACAGGCAGCGCGACATTGCCAGAAGGGCGCTCGAGGAAGTGAGGCGGATCAGCGCTCGGCAGTCAGCCGGATCGCAGTCAGCCCAGCGATAACCGTCACCATCATCGGCACCAGCCAGCGCACGACATCGACGCTGGCGATCTTGGTGCCATCCACGTAGCGCGGCTCGAAGATGAAGCCGTAGCCGGTCGGAATAGAGTTTCCTTGCACAGTTCTGCGCCAGGGCACGACGAAGGTCATGAGAATGAGCACGCTCACCGCTGCCCAGGCGATCCTCTTCTGAAGGATATTCATCAAAGGGCCCCCAGGAAGATAAAGATCGGCCAGAAGAAGGCCTTGATGGGCAGCCAGAAAATCATGGCAGCTACCCACTCCAAGAAGGAGTGAGTCTGTGCGAACTGGTAATTGAAGACGATGAAGGCGAAACTCGTGAGCAGGCTGTACAGCATGCACAGCCCGGCCCCGACCTCCCTCCACGTCACTTTCGTTTTCGATTCCGAAGACATTGCAAAACCTCTCGAAAGACCAAAGCGCTGTCCAGGACAACCATAGCTCACGAATCTCCCTTGGGCGCTCTTTCCCTGGTCTGGGCGGAGAAATCCTTTTCCGCGTCCTTGATCGACTCACGCAGGTTCTTCTTCTGCGCATGTTGCTCCTCCTTCACTTTCTCGACAAACTCTCTCCAGGCCGTGATTGCTTTCCAGAGTGCCGGCAGTTCCGGCAGCTTCCGGTATTGCTCGTTGTCGCACAGGATGCCGGCTTTCTCGATCACGTCAAGGGCCAGTTCCGGCCTTGTCCACAGGGCCTTTTCTTCGGCGGATAGCATTGGTCTTTCCTCGGGGTTATGGTATGCACTCTATTTCGGGGAGCGTCACCACCTTCAGCACTCTTGACTCGACACAAGTGATGCTCTCGTTACGCACCACATGCCAAGGCGCCCCCATCCTCTCGTAATCCTCTCGGCGCATGGCTCTCTCCTGCCGGGCACTCACTGAGGAATGCCGTCGATTGTCAACACTTCCACGTTACCGCCACACGACCGGCACGACATCCGCAGCATGCCTCGGTCCGGATCAAGGAGCATCACCCTGTTGCATCGCCAGCACTGCACCAGGGCTTCTCTCTCCGGCCTCCTACGGCGAGAGAAGTTCTCTACCTCTGCCGGGGTGATTTTGCCCTGGCGCAGGTTCTTCCCGGCATAGCTTGGCTTCTTCTGGTAGCGACCGTCATAGTCCCGTCTTTGGTCTTTCTTGGGCATTTCTTCGTCTCCCGAGGCGGTGGGCGCGCACCGGGGGTTAAGGTACCCCGCGAGTTTTTGGTATCGGTGGCCCGCAGTAGGCGTCACCAGTTGGGAGACGCCGAACCATCCCTTCCGGGCTTTCGCCTGGAGCCCCATGTCGGCCGGAGCGGGCACGGGGTTGCCAGTCCAGGTCTGTGGCCCTCGGAACGGTCCCTGCCGGAGCTTGCGGCTCCGGGTTCCTCAGCCATCGCCGCCGGCTTGGGCGCCTACGCGCCTACTCCATGAATCGGCCGGCGGACTAACTTTGCCTTCCTTCGCGAGTGTGCGGGCCTTCCAGGCAACCCCTCCGGCGTATTTCAGCCGGCAGCGCTTGCCGGGCCATGTCACACTTCCGGGCCGTGTGTTCTGCATCGGTCCCTGTCGGAGTGACCACTAGGGGTTAGGCACCTGTCTCCACGGAGCAGGACGTTTCCCAACGTTGGGTATAACCCCCTTCATGGGGGAGTCTTGATTTTTTCGGGGAAGCCCGATAGAATGTGCTTAATCAAGCGTTCGATATCGGGCTTGCAGCCGGGGCTACACCCCGGCTGCTTGCTTTCCTACCTGACCTTTATATCCACTTCCAGGACAGACGGCTCTCCACAATCGTGAAAGAGCAAATAACCCAAGGGAAATTTCGAGATCACCCGGCAGCCCGGACCGTCGGCGCCCGTGACGGTGCCGATCAGTTTCCCCTCGTGCCAGAGTTCGACGACGTTGGCGCCGTGTATCTGGGAGTGCGGGGCAAGACGCAGTTCGGTTTTCATGAGGCTCTCCAGTTCTTGCCGGTCCCAATGAAGTAGATCATCATCGTCGAGACGCCGTAGTCCCGTGCTAACTGCGCATGGTTGGCCGCCAGCATTCTCCAGGGCTGGAGATTCTTGAATCGCGGCCCTAACCCAAGGCAAGACCAGATCGTGCCATCCGTCGCGGCTGCGTAGCCAGTGGCGCCGGGGACGTGATCGATAACAACGCCTGGGATTACGGGCAAGTCAGGCAAAACCATGGAGGCCTCATTTGGCAGAGACGGTGCTGTAGGTCCAGCCGCTCTTGCTCTTCTGGCAAAGGACAAAACGAAAGAGAGGATACATTGAGGCGGCAACCTTGAGCTTTATAATCGAGTCTTCACGGACGAAGCCGCCTTTCACTTCCTCAAACTGAAGCGTGCCGTTGGCAAGCATTACGAGAAAATCGGGGACAAGCCACGTCTTATCCGCCAACCGCAACTTGACCGACTCGAACCAATAGGCCGTCACCTCTCCAAGTTGAATTTGAAAGTCGAGCCAGCGGGCGTGCGCCGCTTCGGTCTTGTTCATGCGCCCCGGTTCATGGCGTACAGGGCGGGCTCGTGCTTTGGGGCCTGGAGTGTGGCGGGACCGTCCGCGTGCCGCCGAGGTGCCACTGCCGGCGACAACCGGGCAGGAGGTCCCGTGGACGGCCCCGCCTTCCTCCATGGCTTCCGCCATGCTCTTGCCGACTTTGCCGCCACGCTGGTGGGCCAGGTCGATTAGTTCTTGCTGGGTCACACTTGTCTCGCATGAATGATTGCCGGGCGCGCCCAACGCCTCTGAAATCTCCGCCATTCCGGGTCGGGCCGCCAATTCCCGGCAATCTCTGGCCGGTAAAGCATGGCCATTGGGGTGAAGCCGATAGACACCATTTGCTCTAATCGCCTCTCGGCAGCTTCAAACGTGTCCGGACGTTCGTCTTCAGATACTTCGGCCGGGAACCCGATCAGCACGTAACATCGCACCCGATGTGTTTTCTTCGACAATCCGGCCGCCCACATACGGTCAGCCGCGCTCTTCAATGTCTCGAAAGGGTCGCCCGGATCGTAAGCCCAGAACATCGACGGTGGCGGACTGAGGTCAGCGAGAAGGCCAACCTGGTAATCCTTCAGAGATTTAGCCTCTAGGCCACCCGTGAATTCCACTCGTCGCTTTTGCCTCTTGAGCATGGAGAACACGGCTTCGACGTGGCGGCGTGGGCAGGCTAAAAGGTTATCGTCCAGGATGTTCCAGCCATCCACGATAGGTAGTAGCCTTACTAATGGGTCTCGCAGTGGTACCGAGCAGAACTTGCATTTTCTCGGACAGCCGCGACTGGTGAACACATAGCCGCGCTTCACATAACGACCGGGGACAAACTCGGCCCCCGGATCGCCGAAGGGTTGCTCCTTCGTTCTCCAGCCGACCCCGCCAATCTTGACCGGCGCTATCCTCTCCCATGCGGCGCCCAGTTGCTCCGCCAATTCCCTGTGCCAAGTAAATGTCACAGAGATATGGATTTCGTCAGCCTCCTCGAATAGTCCGGGAGGTCCAAAGCGAGCGCCTTCGTCGTCTGGGGTCGCTTTCGTGCGCCCTGGAAAGACGCGGAGGACCATCTTTCCATCCAGGTCGATTAGTTCTTGGTGGGTCATTGGGCAGCCCGTACCATTTCTCGAAACGTCAGAAAGTTCCGTCGCGCCGGATAATACCTTGACGCGAATCCAATGTGGCCGCTTTTGCGGCGCTCTTGTCGCTCGCGGTCAATCGAATGCAAAAATCTCTTTTCATAGGTGCCAAAGCCTCCCGTCGCACGTCAGCGTTAATCCGTTTTCCGTGGGATGGTCGTAATAGTTAAGACCACACTTCGCGCACACGCACAGACCAGATGCACGCTCCATTTTCTCTTCCGAAGGCCAGTCAATCATTGCCGCCATGTTCGCAGCCATTCGTTTGAAGGCCCAGAATTTGTCACGGTCGCTCAAGTTTTCGGGTAGCATTAGTCGTCCTCGATAGACAAGTTGCGTCACTTAAATAACTCCGCAAGTACAATACACCTATCATGCTTTTTCACCTCGATTATCCACGGTCCGGGCTCTATTGTGACGTCTTCAACGATCCGTCCACCGCTGAAACCGAACATAGTGGCCAGAGTGAAAACCGCCATCTGGTGCGGGTATTTGCTGCCTTCGACGGAGACTGAAAGGTGGCGGAAGTGTTTGGAATCGGGCATCACCGTATGAGAGTAGACTACCCTGAAACCGTGGTCGAGAAGCGTCACGAAATCCAGGTCGTCACCGGGAGGCTTCGCGTCCTTCATGGGCCAATACCAGTTTTCTGGGCGTTCTGCCCATTCAACTTGAGCACGGATTTTTGCCTTGATTTGATCGCTAATAACGAGGGCTCTCATGAATCTCTTGGGTCCTTTTCGGCATTAGGGTAAGCGTCGAAAGTAAACACGCCTTGGGCCATACGCTTAGCTGCTATCTCGCAATAACTCTCATCAATCTCAATACCGATCGCGCGGCGGCCCAGGTCCTTGGCTGCGCGGAGCGTGGTTCCGGAACCCATGAAAGGGTCAAGGATGGATTGCGCCCGAGCGGATTGTTACCGTCGTGCTTTCAAGCTGGACTTGCATGACGTTCCTTTCGGTGCTCTCAAAAGCTTGTTTACCTTGTTCTTGCACTTCAACCCAGATTGACCCAATCTCCGCCCCGCGGCGCAAAACAATTCCTTCTTGGTGATGACTCCCTTCTGCGCGTCCTCGTGGCACCGGCAATCGAAAGCTCCCCCGAGGTCCACCAGGTTCTCCGCGACATCGAGCCTATTCCCTCCCCCCATGCCCCGGGGAACTATGTGGTGTCTTTCGGTCGGGTAGCCGCAGAGCCGGTCACAGTATTCGCAGCGCAGGGAGCGCGCTGTCCGCAAGAGGGCGTTGTCGATGATTATCACGGCCTACTCCTTGGGCAGGTGTTTTCTGAACGCTCTCACCATCGCCGCCAGCTCCTCCATGGCTCCTTCCTGCTCGTCGGCCAGCTTCTCAAGAGTAGGTAGGCCGGTGCGGATCGACTCCTCGACTTCGGCCCTGGTCGCCTTCCTTTTCCGGCACCACCATTCGATGCTCGCGGGATCGCCCAGATGCAGGAGGGCGCCGCCGCGGCCGTCGTCAAATAGTGTGTATTCCCGGCACGTCCAGAGGAGGCTTACGCCCGGGTTCCGACGGATCATGTGCCCGGCGGGCGAAACCGAGTCCTCCATGCCCAGCTCGCGACGGTCAAACTCGGGGTCCGAGAGGAAAGGGCAATTGCGCACCGACCATTGGGCGCAGTCGATATGACTCGGGGGCTCGGCCGAGGTGCGATTGATGCCGCACATCGGCCCGGCCACGAACGTCATAAATCGCCCCAGGTTTTCGCCGCACACCCAGCACAACTTTTGGTTAATGGCCTGGGCGAACTTCTGGATGTCCATGGCCCTGAATTCGGGAACCGCCTTCACGCCCTGAGATTCGCCTGATGGAACGTTGATCCAGGCCACGAACCATGGCACAGGATAGCCCCGAACGATCGGTAGCTTGCGGATGCGCTCGCTTGGCGCATCGAGGTTCGGCCGATAACCGACGTAGGTTGGGTTCATGGTTCACACCTTCTTTGCGGTTTCGGGACAAGGTTTGGGTCCTGGCGTCTTCAAGGCTCCGGGTCCTTGCCAGGTCCCCAGGATATCGGCCCGGAATTGAGACAGGGCTTGCCGCAATTTGGCGTCGGCGTGCTCTATCTCCAAAAGCTTCTCGGCGGCTGTCCCTTTCGAGAAATAGCCGGCGAGCATGATCGCCCTGAATTCATAGAGCCATTCATTGTCTGACCGCTGCATCCGTGCCTCCCGACAGCTTGCCGACTAGTTGATCCAGCATCACCCAGGCATCGCCTACGCATTTCCAGCTGCCGGTGTTAAAGCCAGCTTCCAGAGCCATCTGGCAGGTTTGTACAAGCTCAAGGGCTTTGAGAGTCGGCGCCCCTCGTTCCTTATCAGCCTCATCCATGGCGCTCACGCGCTTGCGCGCCAATTCGATAAAGCGCTGCCACGTTATGAGTGGCATGGTTCACCTCCTATGCCCTTTTCTTTCTGAACTTCGGATAAACGTCGGCCACCTTGCGCACGTGCCCGCCCGGACCTTGCACGCACGGGAAGTCGCGGGGCGGCCATTCGGCGTATTTGCGCCGGTACATCTGGCTCGCCATCCCGAACGTGCCATTCCGATTGGCCGCGACCGCCAGGCACCTGAGCCAGTGCTGGACCTTGACCTCGCGCGCGAACACGCCGGCTCCTCCCTCTCTCTCGGCCTCGATTAAAAGCTCGCTGGTAGTTTCGAGGGGGGGCGGCGCGAAGATCGACCGGGGGGGCTTCGACGGGACCTTGCCGCACTCGGGGCAGCTAAGGCGGTCGTGGTAAAGCAGCTCGCACGCCTTGCAGTAATAGACCCTGGGCGTAAGCTCGCCGTCGTGCTTCTTCCGGTATAGCTCATCGACGTTGCCCGAGAGCGTCCAATCGGTGTCCTCGTCCGGGAAGCCATGGCGGAAAACGGCGCCGGCGTGATCGATTAAGACAGCGTGGCTCTTGCCCGGGAAGGGTCTCATGATGCGGCCGCAGGCTTGCAGGAAGGCGACGCGCCCGCTCATCTCCATATAAATCTGGCAGCACCCCAGGCAAGGAATATCCACCCCCTCTTTGACGATGCCGACGTTCGAGACCACCTGCACCGACCCGTCCCCGAGCCCCTCATACCAGCGGTCGCGGTCATAGTCCGAGGTGTCGGCATCGACGTGGGCGGCGCTGATGCCGGCTTCCTGGAAAGCCAGGACGGCATCGCGGCTGTGCTGCACGCGGGAGCAGAAGAGCACGGTCGGCAGGCCCTCGGCGTAGGTCTTCCACGACTCGACCAGGTCGCCGGCCACGCCGCGCTTATATTTGCCCCCTCGACCACGTTTACGGTCGGGGGCATAACATTTGACCGGCACCAGGAAGCCCGAGGCGACCAGTGCTGAAGTCGGCGCGGCGCACACAAGGTCGTGGGCCCAGGGCCCGGGCCCCTGGCCATCGGGCGCAACCGGGGTGGCGCTGAAAAGGAGGATCACCGCCTCGGGATAGTTGGAGAGGATGCGGCGGTATTCCGAATCTTCGGGGATGGCATGATGGGCCTCGTCGTTGAAGATCACCTGGGCGCCTGGGAGCCCTCTCCATTCGTGGGTGAAGCAGCGCGAGACGATGGTGTCGCGGCTGGCGACCTGGACCAGGGCGGCGGCGCGGGTGCGCTCGCCGCGCATGATGATGCCGTGATCGGTCTCGAACTCCTCTAGCCTGCCGCTGATTTGATCGACCAGGCGGCGGCGGTGAACCAGGAACAGCGATGTCTTGCCCTTGGCGCTCGCGCGCTTGGCCAAATGGCACATGACGGTGGTCTTGCCGCCCCCGGTGGCGAGCTGGACGGCGATAATGCGGTTGCCGGCCGCCACCGAGGCCACGATCTTCTCGACCAGGTCGCGCTGAAAAGGGTGAAGGTCAGGTATGGGCATGGGCCTTCTCCAGCTTCTTAAAAAGGTCCCTGGGGACGAGGCCCGACATCCGACACGTCGGGCAGCCACGGCCGGCGCACAAGGGACAGACAAAGGCGGGCCTGTTGGCTTTCAGGTGCTCCAGGATTTGCTCAAGGTAATTGCCGGCGAACCCGACTCCATCCGTGAAGTCTTTTACCTCGAAGAACGGGAAATGTTTCTTGCGCTTGGCCATGCCGTCCGCCAGGCGCTCCTGCCAGAAAGAGGCCAGCGTGGTCCCGAGAAAGTCGATGGAGGACTGCACCCAGGGATCGCAGAAAGCATCGCGGCAGCGCGGCGGGACCTCGCTCCCGGCGGCATCGACCGGCACTTCGCGGGCGCCCTTACGCTTCTTCTTCTTTGGTCCTGTGTTTTCCTCACGGCACATGGGACAGTTTTTCTTGGGCGGGAGCCCTTTGCGCAGGAGCGTCTGACAATGGGGGCAATAGGTTTTTGACGATCCAGTTTTCCCTGGGTTCTGCGCGGTGCGCGCGCCATTTGGCGCGCCCAGGTCCCTTTGCACGGTGCCGGTCGATATGCCCAGGACGGCGGCGATTTCCCGGAGGGTCTTGCCGTCGGCGTGGAGCTCGGCGACCAGCTCCTGGCGGAATTCGGGCGTGAGGTGCCGGCGCGTCAGGTTGCGGACGATGATGTAAGCCTTGACTTCGTCGTCGCGCAGGGCGATCTGGCGCAATTTGCACTTAAGTTTGAGATCCTGGCACGCCAAAAAGCGGTTGCGGCCGTCGATCCCCTCGCGCCTGCCCTTCACCATGCGGTAGACGACGGGCTCGATGTTGCCCTTGGTGGCGGCAATCGAGGCCTTGAAAGTCTTCCACTCCTCCCCGACCAGCATCGGGAAGCGCTCGGCGAAACGATTCCATTTCATGCGCGGGACTCCTGCGCTTTCTGCTTGGCGATCACGCGGAAACCGAGCTGCCCGTGCGCTCGAGGTAACTCCAAAGGTTCTTGGACGCCGCCCAGCCCAGGAAGTCTGCTATCCAGTGCCGGCAATCGCGCTCGAGGCCGGGATACGGGGAAAACGAGCTGCTCATCACTTCCTTGAGCACGAAGGAGCATTCTTGGGGTTCAGTGAAATACCAGCGGTTATAGATGAACTTGTAGGCCTGGTGGATGTCGAGATACAGCCGCCATTGAAGAGACGGCTCGTAGCGTTTTAAGTCCAGGCCGGACAAAGACAGCTTGTTGTCGGTGATAACCTTGCCGTGAACGTGGTCGGCCTGCGCTACGACGGTGACCGGTTGCCCGGGAAGGTCATAAGTTTTCGTCGCCTTGACTTCCCACACTCCCGGGCCAATAAACTCGATTGCTTTGTCTACGTCGTCCTGCCGGAAGACAAGGTTGTTGACCACGTTGTAAGTGTCGCTGTGCTCAAGCATGAAGTGCCATGCCGATCCGGCCTGCATGGCATGGCTGGGCGCGAACGGCTTGCCCATGATTTGGGCAATCAATTCCTCCTCGGAGCCATAGTCGGTCTGGACGATGCGGCGGTAGCTTTCGATTTGGGTGGTGCTGATGCGGATCACTTGAGAATCCTTTGCACTTTATGCAGGGCATTAATAATGCTCTCGGCAAGTTCCACCAACAGGGGAGACTCAATCTCTTCACGCTCCCCGTCCGAAGTCTTGAGAGTGCCGCAACGCGGGCACCAGAAGAATTGTCTAAACTCACTGGCCTGAGCCGGTAGAAGTCCCTGCATCGTATGGTCACAGGTAGGGCAGCTCATGCCGATGCCCCCAAAGGAACCGTTGGGGCCTTGAACGCTTTCGCTTGCGCGTCCCACAACACCCCGGCCCTGGTCATGGTCTCGGTTACCAGCTTCCAGACTTGCGGTTTTGCCGTCTTGTCCATGTTCGGGAATTCGGCCGTGATGCGTGCATTGACCTGCGCCAACGATGGATCGGACGCCAGCCACTCTCTCCAGCTTTCGACCAGTCCCGCTATTTTGGCCGACTCTTCACTCACTCTGCCCATCGACGCTTTGGCGTCGGCGAGTAATTTTGCCAGGAAGTCAGGGCTTGAGGCGAAGTCAGGGAGGAGGAGCTGTGTCCAGCCGCACGGTGGAGTTTTGGCCATAAAGCGGTCACTCGGGGCGAAGTCGATCACTCTTTTCCCGCCCTCGAAATGGCAGTAACCCACGACATCGCAGACATTCATCACCGTCGCGTACGAGCCCCCGACAATCTCCGGGCAGTGATAGGTCTCGTCGCCCAGCTTTTCGCCCTTCTCGTGCGCGGTGAAGACGAGGTCGATTCCCAATTCCCGGATCGAGCTGACCCAGGACGCGAATTGAGTTTTGAGGATGCCGTAGCCAGGCAGGCTCATCCCTCCCATGCGGTTGCCGTTCTTGGGGGAGGCGGCGATGATCGTGGCCATCAGTTTCTCGAGCGCCATCCCAATCGTATCGACGACGATCGTTCGGTATGGCCGGAGGTCAAAGGAGATTACATCGGCCCACGAATCGAACAGCACGGCCGTCTTTCTGGAGAAGGCGCGGTAGATGCCCTGATCGAATGCCAGCGTTATCGGATTGTCGGCGGTCTGGCACAATGAGGATTTGCGCGCCCCGGGCTGGCCGTAGATCAGGGCGCAAATGTGTTTTACTTCGATGCCTTCGTGGGGCTGGATTACGGTGGCAGCCATTGGTTTCCTTTCTTGGTTGGGACCGGGGATAAGAAGCACTTGGCCGGGAGCCCGATCCCTGGGACCAGTGAGCGATGTACGGACTCACGTTCCCGGCCAAGTACGTACGAGACTTAACCGCCGCAAGCGCGACGGCCGCGGAACAGGCCCCCGCGAAACAGTCCAGCCCGCCCCGAACAGCCGGCAGCGCGAACGCGCGCTCCGCTGCAAGCCGCCACGGCCCCCGTGCAAGCAGCCACGGGCGCGGCGACCACGACAGGCGCGGCCATGGCTCCTGGCGGGGGCGGGATCATTTCCTTTTGCACGATGACGGCGCTGCCGGCGCAACTCACGGCCGGGACGGCGCAGGCGGCACTGGCGCTGCGGCGATGGTGAAACAGAAGGCCGGCCTTTACATCGGTGGCGAAGGCCGTGATAGCCAGCGCCAGCACCAATCCAACTCCAAGCAGTTTCATGAGTTTACTCCCCATTAGAGAATTCCAGGGCGACAAGCCCCGGGCTGAATCCTAGCGCTCCGACTCCCGGGCCGGCTCGTGGGCGATGAGCCAGCGCTTTACCTTCTCCGCGTCCCCCCAGCATCGCTCCGGCAATTTGTAAATGAACAACATTACCTCGCACAAGCACTCGATCGACTGCGCATCGGCGCGCTGACACGCGGCAGCCAGGTCGTTCTGGAGGCACGCGAGCAGGAAATATCCGGGTGGGTGCTGGTAGCGCACATAGCGGCGCAGCGCGAACAGTAAATTCCCCGGCAGGCGGCACCCCTCGGGCTGTAGCTCGAAGGGAAGGGGCGGCTCGTAATCTTCGCTGGTGATCTGGTCGAAGCAGACTTCACAGAGGGCGCTGATTTGGTATTCGCGCTTGCCCGCGTCGGTGCGGCAGCGCGCCAGCGCCGGTTGCCGGCAATGAAGGCAAAGGCCCAGCTCCTTCGCCTTGAGGGGGGTTAGATCAGAGAATTCCTTGGCGAGCGCTTGTTTGAGGTCGCCGAGTTGGTCAGGCATGCGGCCCCTCCTTGGGGGTTTTAAGCGACCGCCCCCCGGTCAGCTCCATTTGCACCCGGACAAGAATTGCCGGGGCGGCGGTCGTGGCTTCGGTTGTAAATCTGTTTGCTTCTCCGGGTGCGGCTTGGAGAACGAAAGAAAGATTACCACGGCGCTTTAAAACGTCAAGACCGGTTGCGGAATATTTTCCAAAATTTCACACGCGGTCGGGATATATCGCGGGGCGCGTCCCCATCGTGACGTGCGGAGGGATGTCACGGCGTAAATCGGCACGGGATCGAGTAAAAATTGCTGGCCTCACGCAATTGTGACTCTCGCTCCGGAGAGTCTAGCCACGCAATTTCTTCGTAAGTGTAGGTGCCAATCTGGCACCCCCACTTGAGAGCCGCCGCTTTGGCCTCCTCCAGGGAGGCAAACCGGCAAAATCGTACTCCGTGCGATAATAGGTAATACTCAGGCACAGCTCATTCCCTCCTGGGCGCTTTGGGTCCGCTTTCGTTCATTTCTGTTTCTCCTGTGTTCTCGGCAACTTTTCGCCGTGCCGATCTATTACCCACGTCAGGGCCACGGCGGCTGCCGCAATGTCCCTCCGCTTCCGTGCACACGCCGCGCGTGTTTTCGCAGTCGTGCAGGTGCATGGTGTGGCTAAATCTGAGAGAAGCGCGTTGCGTTCGGCGAAGATTTCTGGTTCGGTTTTTATGTTACACCGCACCTTTCACGCGCTGAATCAGGTCATTTATTACGTCCCAGGTCACGCCGCATTCATCCAGAGCGCTAGTCGTGCTGACCGTGCCGTCGTCACCAATATGTCCGATTTGAGTCAGGCCCGCGAACACGTCGCCGTTTTCTCGGAATTGCCACTCGCTGCTGTCCAGAGTCTCGAAAAACGATTCGACGATGTAGCGGCCGGCGACCTGAACCGTATCAGCATCGATCATGACTTCGTAGCCGTTTTCCCCATCGCCGCCTCCACCAAATACGATTTCATCGCCTTCTTCCGCACTTTCCAGCGCGTTACCCCACGCGACGACAATAGAGCCGTCCTGGCATCCCATAACTTTCAGGAAAGAGTCCGCCGTTCGCGGGTCCTGAATGCTGCCGTACACCGTGCCGCTGAAAGTTGTTTTGGTCGCCATCGTAATCCCCTTTTTATTTTTTCCCAGGCCGACGTTAGAACGACTCCAGAACGCTAGAAGGTAGGCCGTCCATCCATGACATGACGCCGACGCACGTATCGGAGTCGGCTCCCGCGTCACACACCAGCCACCCGCGATCCACACGGAGAGTGTGTCCTAATTCCTGGTAGTATTTCAGGACCTCTTCGGCAGTTCCGGTCATGACCTTTTGACGAGCATCCGGGGTGTTGTGTCGCTCGTGGCTTTTGACCTCGTAGAGGTCGAATTTCGTGGTCATCGCATTTTCCCCTTTCAGATTTCCGCCCCTTGGGGCGGGGTTGGTGGTTCCTCATACCCCCACTGGCGCAGCATATTGGCCAGCGGATGCGGTTTCCAGCCGAGCGATTCGAGCCAGGCTTTGGCCTCGTCGCGCGTTGGCCTCTTGCCTTCCGCGACGTAGCGCGCGAAGATTTTTTCCACGCGCAGGAGCAGCCTGAAATCATCGAGAAAATGGCCCATGGCGTTATCTAGGAAATTCATGATGCGTCCCCAGCTGCCCGTCGTTGGTACGCAGCATAACTGGCATCGTTTGCGCCGTCGTGATCGCCGGGATGCGTTTCCAGCCATTCGCGGTACGCCTTGGACGCGGCGCGCTCTGGCCGGCGACAGATAGCGTCGTGGTGGATGCGCATCTCGGTCAGCGCGTCCTCACGTTCGGCGGCCGCGTTGGCCTCTGCGCTTGTGGCCAGCGCGCCGTCGGCCAAATATTTATCGCCAGCAGCTATCACTCTCGCCGCATCCTGACGTAGCTGTTCGGCGGCCTGGGCCTCAGCAGCGTAAATCTGGACGGCCTGTTCGCTTGTCATGGCTTTCTCCTTTTTGGACCAGGGGCTAAAGATCACCGGCCCCCAGGCTATTCGCCTGGCAGGGTTAGAGGAGCGCTGGGCGCCGGTGAGTGAGTTAAGTTTTGCTGGGTGTCCCTGCCAGGACTTCGCAATAATACCATGCGCTGCATCGCGCTGTCAAATCCCTTTTCTTTTGGCGCGGCGTTCCGCCCGCGCTCTCTGAAGCTCAGCCTTGCAGGCCTCGCGGAAGCACCAATCCACCGGGAGATAGTACGTCGTCCTGGTGCCGTGCAGCCTGAAGCCAATGAACCCGGGGCCTGGTTTCCCTTCCATGCCCGGGCTCATCTCGACGATGATAGCGCGGCGCCTGCCTCCCGAGTGAATCGAGGCGGGCGTGAGGCGCTGTAGGCGTCGTGTAACTCCGATCATGACGCCACCCCATTGCGGGCGGGCAGGGAATGCGCGGAGTCAGTCCTGATGACGCGCCGCGACACGGACGCCAATTTCTCGGTCTGCGCCATCATGCGTAATTCCGCCGCCGTCCAGGAGAACGAGCCCGAGGACCTCTCAAGGTCAGCGCGGGCGAACCGGCGCAGCCGATCCAAAGAGATGCCACGGGGACGCAGAAACCTAGTGACCAACCGGGTGAAGACTTTCATCGACACACTCCATAGAGGTAAAGACATCATAAGAGCCCAGTGAACGTCACCAAACTCGAACGAAGCATGACATATCCCCCAAAACGCTGTCAAATCGCGTCCCAGCTCGCGTCCCAGCGGCCCACTGTCGTCCCACTGGCCCCCAAGAATATCTGCGCTACTATCCCCGTCCCCGTCCGCCTGGTAATTGGCTGCGTCCGATAATAACTGTTATGTTCAATGAAATCCCGATCTCATTAAAGATCAAGAGGTTGCGGCAGGCGTGCCTTTTAGTGTGCCTGGGGGGCAGGAGGGCCGGCAGGGCCTCATGGCCAGGCTTGAGCCGCCCCCCCACCCCTTGCACCGGGTAGGGTGGTAAGACTTAATCCCCTCTTGCGCCTCAAGGGGTTACGTCAAGGGTAGGCCCTGTCTGGCACCATGAGGCGGCTTGTGTTTTGGTGGTGGATGGGGTATAAGGCGGAGCATGGCGAAGGAATCTAATGAACCGGTTAGCGAGGCGACTAAGAAGAAACGGGCTCACGCTGCGGAGATTCGGGCCAAGTTGAAGCTACAGCGGGAGGCGGCGGCGCGGGGTGAGTACCCGGAGGGGTACGAGGAGGAGCCTGACTTGTATGAGGCGATGTGTCATGTTTTGGCGTTGCCGAAGAGTTATGACACTAAGCCGATGCAAGAAGTGGCGCGGGAGTGGCTCAAGGAGAGTCGTGGGACGTTCATGGCGAAGTACGCCGACTTTCAGAAGGCGCGGGAGCCGGTGAAGGTGGAGGGGGAGGTTAAGGAGGATGTAGGGACGGCGGCGGCGTTGGCGCATGCGGATAGGTTTTTGGAGGGGTTGAGGAATGGCGAGGCATCCTGAAACGTGTGAGCGGTGCGGCGGCTGGGAGTGGCACCGCAGCAGGCCGTGCCCTTGCCATGCGTTCCCTGGCGAGGTGGCACCGTTGCGTGACTACGTTCGCTGTCCCGCTTATGGGCCCGTACTGGAGGAGGAAGTGAGGCCCGATGTTATCTCCTGGTAAGTGGCACGCCCTGGTGCCGCGCTGGCCCCGGAAGAATGTGGCTGAGTGGCGGGTGGCGATCCTCAAGGCCTGCCTTACCGATCGGTTGCTACAGCGCGGCCTGTTCGAGATGTGCCGTCAGGACCTCATCTTCTTCGTGGCCATCTTTGTCTGGCAGTTCAACCCCAGGAAGAAGGGGATAGGGCAGGTCGGGCCTTTCATTCCCTGGGACTTTCAGGACGACGCCTTCCGGGTGATGCTCGACTCGATAGAGGAGGACGAGGACCTGTGCATCGAGAAGTCAAGGGAGATGGGCGCTTCGTGGATGCTGGTGATCGTCTTCTTCTGGCTCTGGCTCTTTCACGGCTGGAACAAGTTTTTGTTTATCAGCCGTAATGCCGAGGCGGTCGAGTCGGACGATCCGGACAGCTTGCTTTGGAAGTGGGACTTCATATTTGAGAACTTGCCGGACTGGATGAAACCCAGGCTCAAAAAAAAGAAAATGTACCGTGGCAACATCACCAATCGATCGGTCGCGACAGGACAGGCGTCAACGGGAAAGGCTGGCGTTGGCGGCCGCGCTACGGCAATGGGAATTGACGAGTTCAGCCAAATCGAAGAGGATTTTGAAGTCCTGCATCGAACGTCGGACACGACTGGATGCCGCATCTTTAATTTCACTCATACGGGCCTGGCTACAGCCGCCTATGAAATAACGCAGCGCGTAGACATGCGCAAGCTGGTGATGCACTGGACGAGTCATCCCGACAAGCGAAAGGGGCTTTACCGCTATGACCCCGAGGCAGGCAAGGTTACGGCTCTTGACAAGTCGTTCGTATATCCTGCTGACTACCGGTTTGTCATGGACGGCAGCCCGACCGGCGGCCCCTTCCCGGGGGTTCGCAGCCCTTGGTACGACGAGCAGTGCCGGCGTAAGGGCTCTGCGCGTGCCATTGCCATGGATCTGGATATTGATCCCAAGGGATCGGTTAGTCAGTTCTTCGACCGGCTTATGATCCTCACCTTGCAAACCACCTTCGCCGCCGAGCCGTACTGGGAGGGGGACATTCATTTCGACCGGGATTCTGGCCGCCCCCTCTCCCTTGTCCCGACAAAGGGTGGTGCACTTAAGCTGTGGTGCACCCTCACGGACCAGGGGGGCGACGGCTCTTCCTTCCATGGCCCGCGTCCGAGGCGGGATAATTACGGCATCGGCTGCGACATCTCGACCGGCTCGGGCGCCACGCCTTCCTGCGCTTCGGTTACCTGCGGCTCGACGGGCGAGAAGGTCATGGAGTACCGGAACCCGCATATCCTCCCCGAGAAGTTCGCGGTCCTGGTCGCGGCCCTGGGCTGGCTGTTCTCGACCGATCATGGCGAGCCGGCCCTGGTTGCCTGGGAAGTGCCTGGACCGGGCTACACCTTCGGGAAGCGATTCATGGAGCTGGGGTACCGGAACGTCTACTTCAAGACCGACGAGTTCAAGGAGTTCGCCGACGCCTCCGAGGCTCCGGGCTGGTACGCGAGCCCGAACAACAAGCGGGCCTTGCTCGAAGATTACCGTGCTGCCTTGCACAGTCGGCAGTTCCTTAATCGCTCTCGGGAGGCATTGGGCGATTGCTTGGCGTTTCGCTATGACAAGCGCGGGTACATTGAGCATAGCGCTGAGACTTCGACCAATGACCCATCTGGTGCGCGAGTCAATCACGCGGACGTTGTCATAGCCGATGCGCTGAGCTGGAAATGCGCCAAAACGTTCGGCCTTTCGAAGCCCAAGAAACCTGACGAGACAATCCCGGTTCTTTCCTTGCAATGGCGCCGCCAATATCACGACCGGTTGGCAAGAGAAGAGGCGTCTGCTTAATACGGACGCAACGGTTCCGTCAAGGCCCGGCTTAATGGCCACTTTTGCAGACGCCGGTAAAGCGTTCCTTTTGAGATCAAGAGGCTGTCGGCCCAGGCACTCATCGGCATTGTCTTCCCGTCAAAAGTTAAGAGGCGGTTGTTTCGTCGCGACCTTGCTTGCTGCTTAGCGGTGGCCCACTGGCAGTTGTTGGGCTCGTAATTGCCGTCGTTGTCCTTCCGATGAAGGCTGTGCTTTCTCGATGGACGCAGCCCTATGTCTTTCAAAAACGTTTCAAAGGAGTTAGTCCAGCGCTCGCAAATCTTGATGCCTCGTCCACCCCAAGAGGCGTAGTTTTTATTCCTGGGATTAAGGCAACGGCCTTTCATGCTGAGCCATGCTTGGTACTCGACGGTCCTGCGTCCAGGCGAGGCGCAGCCATGTTTCCGGCTGTACGTGTTTCCGATAAGATCGTCCCGAGACATGCCCCGCTCCTTTTCAGTGGGTCATTGTTAAGAGGAGCCAACCATGGTACAACATGGGTGGCTCCTTGTATTTTAGGAAGCGCGAGCGCGAAGAGGAGTACGCCTGATGCCCTTTATCCAGCTCATCGTGTGGCTCATCGTCCTGGGCGTCGTGGTCTGGGCGATGAATTACCTCCTGGCCGGCTTTATCGAGCCGTGGATATTGGCCCTCATCAACAAGCTGGTGGTGGTCCTGGTGGTGGTGATGATCCTCTACTTCGCTCTGTCGCTTCTGGGGATGGCGCCGAACCTTACACACCCCCCGTTCTCTACGTGGTAACTCGACCAAGGCGGAAGCACACAATGCCACTTGGCTAAATTAGACGTCGACATCAGTCGCCTCTGTTCGGCCATGCAGCGGGCCCGCCTGGTCCTGAGGGCCCCGCGCCAGCTGCGCTATGACGCTGTCCGCCACTTCGTGGGCCGCAGGTGGTCGGAAGAAGGGTCCGCCAAAATCCGCCCCTGCAACCTCATCGCCCAGTACGTCACCATCGTCGGCCGCAAGCTCATCGCCCACAACCCGCGCGTGATGCTCACGACCTGGAGCAAGAAAGCCCGCCCCGTGGTCAGCGCCATGCAGGACTGGGCCAACAAGGAAATCGAACGCATCAACCTGGTGGACACGCTCGGGGAGTGCGTCGTTGATGCCCTCTTCTCGGTGGGGGTTTGTAAGGTCGCCCTGGCCACGCCTGGCGATGCGGCCCTCATGGGGTGGAAGCTGAAAGCCGGGACGCCGTTCGCCGAGGTGGTGGATCTTGACGACTTCGTTTTCGACGTACATGCCAAGCGTTTCAGCGAGTGCGGCTTCATGGGACACCGCTACCGCGTCCCCATGGCCGCCATCAAGGACTCGAAGCTCTACTCGAAGGCCCGCAAGGACCTCTCGGCCTCCAGCGACCAGATTTACAACATGGAGGGGGATGAGCGGATCGGCTTGCTTGGGCGCACGACCCTCGCCGGCGAGGAGGAGTTTGAGGACCACGTTGACTTGTGGGAGGTCTACCTGCCGCGTCATAAGGTTGTGCTGACCTTAAGGGACGATCAGCTCTCAGGAGCGGCCAGCGAGGAAGGGGCGCGTCATCCCAGCTTCGGCAAGGCCCTGCGCATTCAGAAGTATATCGGCCCGGATCAGGGCCCTTACCACATCGCCGGCTTTGGCAAGGTCCCCGGCAACTGCCTGCCCAAGGCCCCGGTCCAAGATCTCTACGACCTCGACGACTCGGTCAACCGCATCCTGAGAAAGTTGTTGCGCCAGGCCGAGAACCAGAAAGACGTGGGCATGGTGCAGGGGGGAGCCACCGAAGACGGCGACCGCGTGATCCGCGCCAACGACATGGAATTGATACGGTGCGACAACCCCGACAAGATCAAGATGGTCAGCTTCAACGGCCCCAACCAGCAGAACTACATGTTGTTCGAGGCCATGAAGCAGCTATTCAGTTGGCTGGCGGGCAACCTCGACGTGATGGGCGGGCTCTCTCCGCAGGGCGACACCGCGACTCAGGAGAAGCTCCTTAACAGCAATTCTTCGGCCGCCATCGACGAGATGCAGCAACGCACGGTTGACTTCTCCTCCTCAGTCATATCGGCCTTGTGTTGGTACTGGCATCATCACCCCACGGCCGTGATGCGCAGCGAGTACAGCGCGCCTGGACTTCAGGGGATGAGTGTGGTGCGACACGTGCATCCGCAGGGCAAGGGGCGCGGGCCGATGGGGGGGAAGAGGCTGGCCAGGGATCACGGCTACGAGGATATGGACATCCGGGTCGATCCGTACAGCATGCCTCATTTGACGCCGCAACAGCGGCTGGCCATGCTCAACCAAATTGTGCAGCAGACCTACCTGCCCATGGCGCAGTTAGCGCAACAGCAGGGCGTCTCTCTCGACTTCAACGTCTATTTGCAAAAGGTGGGCAAGTACATGGATGACCCGGATTTGCAGGATATCCTGACCGTGCAAGAGCCGCCGCAAGAGACAGGGGGTGGCGGTGCCGGCCAAGATGCGGGCGGCCCGAAGCCGGCGACGACAACGCGGGAGTATACGCGGAGGAGCATGGGCCAGCAGGGCGACCGCAATCAGATTCTGCAGCGCTTGCAGGCAGGAGCGAAGCCCAATGGTCAAGCGGGCGGCGGGAATGGTCAGGTGCTTAGGCCCGGGGGATGAGCACAGCTTCTTCAGCCCGGATAGGGTACGCATCCGCGTTTGTCCCAAGTGTAAAAAGGTCATTGGCCGCTTGCCACCTTTTCCGAAGGAGACACGAGATGGTCGGCCGCATCGTGGGGACTGGAGAGAGGACTGAGGAAACGAAACAATTTAATGGAGATTGACCATGCACTACCGAAACGGCCGTGAGGCAAAGAACGGGGACAAGGTTATCCAGCTTGGTGGCTACGGCAGCGGCGCTAATATCGTTGCCGTTGGCGTTCTCTTTGACGCGCAGCCTGGCAGTGATCATTGCAACGGCGGCATCGCGCCGACTCAAACGGTGCCGACCGGGGCTTGCCTTTGCGACTGCCTGCACATCGATGACCTCGCCGCCATCTTGAAGGAAAAGGGCTTGGATAAACGACCTGCTGGGAAGTGAGGAATAGTCAATGTGGAATGACAACGGCACTCAGACGTGCTCCAACTGCGGAAAATCGGAGCCTGACGTATGACAGGCAGGATCATAGGCACGGGCTCTAAGACACGCTACGTGATAGACGGCAAGGACGTGTCAAAAGAGGAGTTTGACGCCGCCTTCCCGGAGAAGTCTTTCACGGAAGCGGTGGGGGACGGATCGGGGCTCATCGCCTGGCACCGGCCGGTGGTTTCGGATGCGGCCGCCGTGCATGTCAAGCAAATCCCGGAGGCCATGGCCAGGGACAAGCTGCACGGCCTTGACATAGAATACACGCCTGACGACGGGGAAGGGGGCGGCGGCCGGCCCAAGTTCACGAGCAGGGGACAGCGGCGCGCGTTCTTAAAGTCGATGGGGTGGCACGACAACAGCGGCGGCTACGGCGACGGTTAAACACGCGCCGATCCCAGGGAAAAGTGAGGTCGGCGCGCCAAATGGCGCGCGGCGCGCTTAAATCCCAGGGAAAAGTAGGGTCGGCGCGCCATTTGGCGCGCGGCCCCTCTAAATCCCAGGGAAAAGCGCTATTTTCAAGAAAGGACCAAGGCACATGCCAAAGAACGGCGACATCAACCATGGCGTCCGGGACGCGGAAGTTCAGGGGATCACCCAGGATATCGTGATCCAGTATAACCCGGCCACGCAGGCCGTGGCTCTCAAGTTCGACCCGGCCCAGTTCAAGACCTTCGAGTTCATCCTGGGCATTCTCGAAATGGCGAAGCTGTGGACGCAGCACATGAAGATAGGTGCGATACAGGTGGTGGCGCAGCAGCAGGCGCAGCAGATGATGATGGCGGCCCAGCAAGAGGCCGCTTTGCGCGGGGTCATAAAAGGCCATTAACAACGAACGGGAACAGAGGAGAGTGACCTATCGACATGAAGACCGAGGCAGCGACGACGGTGGTAGTCGGCCTGACCGCCATCATCGCTCTCCTGGGAGGAATGTTCGGTCTGGCCGTGGCCATCAAGGCCCTGTTTTTCAAGCCGATCAACCCCGGCAACGAATTCATCACGCGCGCCGAAATGGACAAGACGGTGAGCGAGCTCGACCGCAAGATCGAGAGCCTGAGGACCGACTTGCGCCAGCAGATCAAGGAGCTGTCGGACTATCAGCGCGAGACCAGCCACCGGGCCACGGACGCCATGACCGCGATGAGCATGAAGCTGACGGCGCTCATGGTCACGAACGAAGTCATCTTGGGGATCAAGACGCCGCGTAAACCGCAACAACCCATACCCGAAGCACCAGCGTAAAGGAGAATCTATGGTCAGTGTCCTCGTCAAGAAATCCCAGCCCCTCAAGACGCCGCATGCCCTGGCGC